ATGTTGGTTTGATTGCTCAAGATGTTCAAGCAGTATTACCTGAAATAGTAAAAGAAGCGCCAGATGGTTATCTTGGTCTAGCATATACTGATGTTATTCCTTTACTTGTTGCATCTATTAAAGAACTATCAGCAAAACTAGACGAATCAAACTTACGAATTAAAGCGTTGGAGTCTAAGTAATGTCAATTAAGCTAAATTCAACAGGTAACTAATGGCAATAACCAGATCACTTTCCTCTGCAATAACTGATGGTACTGGAGCTATCACTCCTGCCAACGTCTCTGTGTCAACTAATAACCTCACTGTTGGCACATCGATGTATGTTGTCGCTAATGGAAACGTTGGATTTGCATGTACTACTCCTGGTGCTTGGTTAGATATTTATGCATTAAATACAGGAATTGGTCAATCTGGAAATAATGGTTTAGTGTTTAGAGCACAAGATGGCATAGGAAGGCCTCCTATTGCCGCTTATGGTGGCGTTGATGGTACTGGTTTTCCTGATTCAGTTGCCACTGCTGTTGCAATTAGGCAAATATCTGGAACTGGTAGATCATTAACTACCACTGGATCTGTTATGGTTGGCGGATCTCTTACTACTGCTACTAATACCGCTACTATTGGAACTGGAACATATTTCGTTTCTAATGGTAACGTTGGTATTGCTAATAATTCTCCAACATCAACACTCACTGTTGGTGGTAATACATACTTTGGTAACTCTATAACATTCTCAGATTCTACTCAGATGACTACTGCTGCTTCTACTGGTATGAAGAATAAACTTATCAACGGTGGGTTTGATATTTGGCAACGTGCAACTTCTTTTTCAAACTGGTCTAGTTTCTCATATCTAGTAGATAGGTGGAGAATTGGTTTTGACGGTACTGCTCCTACTGGTATATCTTTAACTCAAGGGACATTTACACCAGGTCAAACTGCTGTGGCAGGTGATCCAAAATACTATTTAATTTATACATTTCCTAACACTGGTACTCCATCAAATTATATTAGATCAGACACTGAAAGTGTTAGAACATTTGCTGGTAGAACTTGCACGTTCTCTTTTTGGGCAGCGGTTCCTTCAGGAACTATGACAGTTGGTGTTATGATTGCTCAAGAATTTGGAACAGGTGGCTCTCCTTCTGCTGGTGTATACCCTACACAGACAAACTACACCGTAACCACAACATGGCAGCGTTTTGTTTTTACAGTTACTATGCCTTCTATATCTGGAAAAACACTAGGAACAAACGGCGATGATCGTATTTGGCCAGCTATATATTTTCCAACAAATGCTGCAGGAACTATATGGTTAGCAAATATGCAGTTGGAGGACGGTTCTGTTGCTACACCATTCGAAAGAAGACCATTGGCAACAGAACTTGCATTATGTCAGAGATATTATTACAGAATGTTACCACCAGCCTCTGTAGACGGTACTATATATGGATCAGGATGTAATGAATCATCAACTATTGCAGACTGTGCAATGGGATGTTTTCCAACAACTATGAGAGCAATACCAACTGTTACATTAGGTTCTTCTGTTATTTGGTATTCTCCTACTGGAGGCGTAGTTACACCAACAATAAGAACAAATAGATGCTCAACCACAAATCCTTCTTTGTATTTAAATATAACAGGAGCAACAGCAGGTCAAGCAGGTGTTTTGTTTAGTAATGGCACAACTCCGTCAACTTGTTATGTAGATTTTAGTTCGGAAATGTAAAGGTAATTAAATGTCACAATATATAGGCCAAACACCAGGACAAGGGCAGATCCAGTACTTCACTTTCGTAGCGAATGCTGGTCAGACTTCGTTCTCTGGCGTTGACTCAAAAGGATACGTGCTAAATTATTCCGTTGGCTTCTGTGACGTGTTCTTGAATGGCCGCAGACTTACTCCTACGTCTGACTACACCGCTACTGACGGTTCCACGATCGTTCTTCAGTCAGCCACATCAGTTAATGATATTCTATTCGTAGCGTCTGCATCGGCGTTCAACACGGCCAATTGGGTCACCAACTCAGTGAACTACGTCTATGTCGCCACTGCCGGTCAGACATCATTTACTGGTCTAGACTCTAATAACCAGACTCTATCATATGTCAATGGCACGATTATAGTCTCAGTGAATGGTCTTCATCTGCCACAGTCTGACTATACTGCGACTGATGGAACGAGCATAGTATTAAACTCTGGTGTTAACTCTGGAGATATAGTTCAGATATTCTCTCTAAGAACTATGAATCCAGTAAATATCTTCACTCAGACACAGAGCGATGCAAGGTATCTACAACTGACTGGTGGAACACTTACTACTAACAACTTAACTGTTGGTACTAGTTCATACTTTGTTTCTAATGGTAACGTTGGTATTGGTTCAACTACACCACAACAAAAACTTGAAGTAGTTGGTCTTATTAATTCTTGTGATGCTGCAGGTAACAGCAGAACATATATGGGATGGAAATCTGGTTCTGCTTATGCAGGAAACAATGGTCTTCATCTAATAAACATTGATAATTCTAATTTACTGCTTGGAACAAATAACCAAACACAAGCGTTAATAACTACTGTTGGTAATTTTGGTATTGGTAACACAGCACCTGCTCATAGACTATCGGTAAATGGTAATACATACTTTGGTAACTCTGTATCATTCTCTGATGGTTCTCAGTTTAACTCTGCTTCTTCATTAGGAATGAGAAACAGAATCATCAATGGTGACTTTAGAATTTGGCAGAGAGGAACCAGCTTCGCTAATCCAACCAGCGCAGCAAATCAATATGGTGCAGATAGATGGTGTTTTGTTAGACCAAGTTATGCTGGAAACACCACGATGTCTCAGGTTACTGGTCTTACTATCAATGGTAATAATAGAACCGCTATGAGATTACAAAGAACGTCTGGTGATATAAGCACAGGATTAATCCAAACATGTCAAGCGATAGAATCGTTGAACATCAGAGATCTTGCAGGACAGACTATTACCATTTCTGGTTACTATAGAACTGGCGCTAATTTCTCAAACACGAGTTTAAGTATTCAGTTTGTTACTGGAACGGGAACGGATGAGACTAATCCTATAACGAATGGTTATACTGGAGGTACCGTTGCCATCTCTACTTCTGTTGCGGCAAATACTAATTTTACAAAATTCAGTGTGACTGGAACTCTTGCTTCTAACATCAATGAAGCTGGATTGACTTTTATATATGGTCCATCAGGAACGGCAGGTGCCGCTGATTACTTTGACCTCATAGATATCCAAGTTGAAGCAGGTTCAGTAGCAACACCATTTGAGCGTAGACATTATACTCAAGAGTTGGCCCTATGTCAGAGATATTATTTTACAAATCCAAGTCAATCATATGTTATCAATGGTGTTGGTGCTACATATACTCCATATTTTTTCAAAGTTAGTATGAGAGTAGCTCCGACAGTAACTCTAAGTGCTTCTGCTACGCTTACTAACATAGATACACATGGATTTTATGCTCAACCAGGAACAGCTGCATCTACAACTGTTACAGCATCAGCAGAACTATAAAGGCAATTAAATGACAAGTAAGATACTATCAGCAGCGATTGGCGCAGGAACGATAGCGGGAAACAGCACTAACTTGACTGTGTCCTCGAACGGTTCTGTTCAGCTAGCGGCTAATAACATTACTGAGATATACGCAGCTGCTAATGGTAATGTGGGAATCGGGAACTCCACGCCAGCAAATATATTATCAGTAAATGGTAATACTTTTATTGGTGGTAATATTGTTACTGGTTATCCTGGTTCACCTGGATATGTTTCAAATAAAAGTACTGCAGGGCAGTTTGATGTTGGTCTTCTTGGCGGCGATGCTGATGCATCTGGTTATCTTTATAACAGAAATACTGGTGGTAATATTATATTTGGTTCTAATAATGTACAAAGAATGGCAATTTCTTCTGCTGGTGATGTTAATATCGGTGGTGCTACTGCTACTCCTCCTAACAATCTTCGATATTTAGATCTTTATAACACAGAAACAACAAATGTTAATTCTGGTTCTATTATGCGTATTATCACAGCTAACTCTACAGGTGGAGCCGCTGTTACTGTTGATTTAGTAAAATATAGATATGGCGCTTTTAATATAAACAACAATGATGCTAATGGCACGATAAATTTTGGTACTGCTGGTACTAATCGTATGACTATTGATAGTACCGGCAACCTACTGTTCAACTCAGGTTATGGTTCTGCGCAAAATGCTTATGGTTGTCGTGCATGGGTAAATTATCAGGCACAAGCAACAGTAGCCATTCGTGCCAGTCAAGGTGTTACTAGTATTACTAAAAATGGTACAGGTGATTATACAGTAAATCTTTCTTTTACAATGCCAGATATAAATTATTCTTATGTTGTTGCAATATCATCGTATGTTGGAGGTACAACACTTGGTGCTACACCTATGCTTAATACAACAATTGGTGACGCAGAACAAGCACCAACAACAACAACTTTCAGATTTGCTACTTGTGTGTGGAATGCTGGTTCTAGTGGACAAGACGCTAAGTATCTCAATATAATAGTAGTTAGATAGGAATTAATTATGACACAAAAGATTATATACCCACAAGAAAATGGTTCAATAGCAATGATTATACCAGCACCTAATTGCGGTATATCAATTGAAGAGATTGCTAGAAAAGATGTTCCTGCTGATACTCCATATCTCATATTGGATGATTCAGATATTCCGCATGAACATTCTGAATACTTCAATGCATGGGAAGCAGACTTTTCTGATCCGCATGGACATGGCATTGGGCATGAAGCATGGTTCAAGGAGCAAGAAACAAAATGATAACTATCAATATGGACAAAGCAAAAGATATACATAAGAATAAACTTCGTGCTGAAAGAGAACCAATTTTGAAAGATCTAGACGTTAAATTCCAGAGAGCGCAGGAAGATGGTTCAGACACTAAAGATATAGTCACTAAGAAACAAGCACTCAGAGACGTGACGAAACATCCTAAACTACTCAACGCTGAGACTATAGAAGAATTGGCTGTGCTTACATTAGAAATATTAGTATAAATACCAATAAAAGGTAATATATGTCAATAACCAACGACCTATCAAAGTTAGCAAACTCAGCAAACGTACTCGTCAATTCAATAACAGTGAACTCTACCGCTATTGTCTCTGAAGTCATCGCCGGTACGCTGACCACTGGTAACGTGACTATAAATGGCTACGTATACGCCAACAACGGGTTGCTATCAAACACATCGTATACCGGTCCATACGCTGATGGTATTGTTATGGATTATGTCACTGGTAATGGTCGTGTATCAGTCGGCGTTGGTGACACGCTAAGTTTCTATACTAACAATGTAGCTGGTAACTTAATGTTCTCTGCTAACTCAACGGCGCTGTCTGTGAATGGAACTACTGTCTCTCTATTTGGAGAGTCTAATCCAAATAACTTTGCTTCTGGAACATATGCCACGAACGCTGCCCTAAATACAGTTATAGTCGGTCCATATACTATTGCAACTGGCAACACATTCACAGTCACTACGGGATCTAGAGTAGTTATAATATGAGTACACTAATAGCCACAAATATCAACACCGCCAACGGCACCACTGATATGACTATCAGACCTGGTAACACCACTTCTGGTGGTATCGTACTACCAGCGAATGGTTCTGGTGTTGTTATTCAGAGCAGTTCTACTTCTAATGCCATTTATATTACTTCAAATTCCACTCAGTCAACGACAGTATCAATAGGAACAGCTGATGCTAGCTATTCTGGTAATGTTGCTTCAGCGTTTACTATCAATGCAAACAACAGGACTGGTCTGGCTATAGGAGCGAACAACACTCAACTGTCGTTTGCCATCAATCCACAGGCAAATGGTTCTTGGTTAATGTACGATCGTGCGGCAAATGGTGGTGTTGGCGTTTGGTCTGCTGGTATATATCAGGCTAATGGTAATGTTGGTATTGGAAATTTAAATCCAACCACGATGCTCTCTGTCGCTGGTACAACGTATCACGGTAACGCCGTATCATTCTCTGATGGTTCTCAGTTTAACTCTGCTTCTTCATTAGGAATGAGAAACAGAATCATCAATGGCACAATGGTTATTGATCAAAGAAATTCTGGTGCATCTTTTACTGTTCTTGGTTCTTCTGGTTATGGAAGTTGTGATAGATGGGCTTCTATAGCAGGAGCAACTTCCACTTGGACAATGCAAAGAGTATCAACAAGTGGGCTTTCTGTTTTTCCTTATGCTTTACAAATTGGGAGAAATACAAGTTCAACATCAACATCAGCTGTTTATGTTGGGCAAGTTATAGAATCCATAAATTGTCAAGATTTAGCAGGACAATCTATTAATTTAAGTTTTTATGCAAAAGCAGGTGCAAATTTTTCTGCTTCTAGTAACAATTTGACTATTGAAGTATGGACAGGATCAGGTACAGATCAAGGTTGGAATTCTTTAGGTAGTGCAACATGGACTTCTCAAGGATATGCGATAAACTCAACTGCAACACTATCAACGACATTCCAACGATTCACATTTTCTGGTACAGTACCATCAGGAACTAATGAAATTGCTGTTAGATTTTCTTACTTTGGCGTTGGTACTGCTGGCGCTAATGATTGGTTTCAAGTTACCGGTGTCCAACTAGAACAAGGATCTGTAGCTACTCCATTCGAACGTAGACCTTATGGAACAGAACTGACTCTATGCCAGAGGTATTATCAGATAATATCATTTGGTCAATACCAAAGATATGGATTGTTTTATTGTGATACTACGACTTCGGCGCAAGGCGTTTATTATTCCCCTGTAACTTTTAGATCAACACCAACTTTAACATTTTCAAATATATCATTAAATGGTACGACAGTTACTTCTGCTTCTGCACAAGTTACTTCTTGTACTACAGTATATCTTATTTTAAATGTTGCTTCTGGTTTAACTACAGGAACGATGTCTCAACTTTATGCTCCTACAACATCAGCAAGTTATATAGCATATAATGCAGAATTATAAAGGTATCTAATGTCTACACTAGTATGTGCAAACGCTTCAGTATCTTCTACTCTTACAGTTGGTGGCTCATTCACCATCAACGCTACTGGCACGACTATTAACTCTATTGCCACTAATGCATTTAGTGTTGGCACTGCTTTATATATTTCTGGTAATGGTAACGTTGGTGTTATTGGAACACCCGCTTCATGGAACCCATCAGTAAGTGCAATTCAGATATTTGCCCAAGGTTCGAACCAAAGAACTGGAGCGTTTATCCATGATAATGGTTATTATGGAGAGACAGCTATTTCTACGAATGCTTTTTGGGCTTCAGGTGGAACTACTTGGAACTATCAATCTTCTAATCCAGCGACAAGATATTCTCAAAATGGACCTACAGGTGCAGGGACTCATGCTTGGTATTACGCCGCTTCAGGAACTGCAAATAATGCTATTACCTGGAATGAATCTATGCGTATTTCTAATTCTGGTTATGTTGGTATTGGTACTTCACCATCTTGTAAATTTCATGTAGTAAGCGGAAATACGTTCTTCCAAGTTGATTCAGGATATTATACATCTGCTCAATTTGGTCCAAGACAGGCAAATGATGGATATTGTTCTGTAGGATTTTATGCAAACAGTACTGTATCATGTAAAATTGATGTTCAAAGTGGTGGAATAAATTTCTTCACAAATAATATGAGTTTTAATGCTGCAACTATTGATAATGCTGGTAATATATATTCTGGTCCTAATGGAATTATATACCTAACACCGACTCACTCTGATGCTGCTGGTGCTATTAATAACATCGGTATGTATATGAGCAGCACAGGACGTGCAGTATTTCATATGAATGATGGTGTTGGTACAGCAGATGCTTTTTCATTATATACTTCTACTGGTGGTCAAGGTGGTTCGAATATGGCTAAAGAAGTATTCAGAATACTTTCTTCAGGTAATGTTCAAAACATCAATAATAGTTATGGTGCTATATCAGATGTTACTCTTAAAGAGAATATTGTCGATGCAACACCAAAGTTAGATGATATATGTAAAGTTCAAGTAAGAAACTTTAACTTCATAGACGATACAAACAAGAAAAAACAAATTGGTGTTATCGCTCAAGAGCTAGAACAAGTATTTCCTGATATGGTGGAAGCAGATGAAAATGGTATTAAAGGTGTGAAATATAGTGTGTTTGTACCAATGCTGTTAAAAGCAATTCAAGAAATAAAATTAGAATTAGATGAAGCAAAAGCAGAAATTGCAGTATTACAAGGGGCAAGTCATTGAGTACACTCCAATGCGCAAACATTATATTTGAATCTACAGCAAACAATAGATTACAGTATCTAGGTTCTAATAATCTCGCTATTGTCACCTCTGGTTCTAATGTGATGTATATTGCTGCTAATGGTAACATTGGTATTAATACCACAACGCCAAATACAGCGTTGCATATTGGTTCGTCAAACTCAAGCGTAACCAGCGCTATATCATTCTCAGACAATTCAATGGTTGGTACCGCTGCTTCTCTTGGTATGAGAAACAGATTGATAAATGGTGCATTTGATATTTGGCAGAGGGGAACATCTTTTAGTAATATGTCATCATCCAATACATACGTTGCCGATAGATGGAGTTGTTATAGACAAGGATACACAGCAAACTGTACTGTGTCACAAGTCACAGGATTGTCTATTAATGGTATAAACAGAAATGCATTAAGAATGCAAAGAACTGCTGGTGATACATCAACACAAGCATTAAATATTACTCAGGCATTAGAATCTATTAATTCTAGAGATTTAGCTGGTCAAACAGTCACTCTAAGTTTTTGGGCTAGAGCTGGTGCAAATTTTTCTCCTACTAGTAGTCAAGTATTAGCAGTTATTCAATCAGGAACAGGAACTGATGAAACTATTAGAAATGGTTTTACTGGTGGCACTCCTTTAAGTAGTAGCAATATTACACTAACAACATCATTTCAAAAATTTGCATTAACAGGAACTACACCAAGTAATTGTAACCAAATTGGTATAAATCTTTACTGGACTCCAACCGGTACTGCTGGCGCTGCTGATTATGTTGATATTATAGACGTTCAGCTAGAAGCAGGTTCAGTAGCGACACCATTTGAACGCAGACAATATGGTCAAGAATTATATCTCTGTCAGAGATACTACCAGTTATTAACAAATCCAAAACTGAATGGTGTTATGGGAGGTGCAACTAGTGTTAATAGAATGGGTTGTAACTTATTACAACCTATGAGAACTACTCCAACGTCTTATACATTAACAGGAACCATACCAATTTATAATGGTGGTACTGTTGGTACTGTAACTGCTATTGGAGTTCCATATTATTCTATTAATACATTAGAATTTGATGCTACAGCAGCTACTGGTTCATATGCTCAATATCAACCTATAACAACATATCAATCCGGTACATACTCAATTGGTGTAAACGCAGAACTATAAATTTATAACCCCTAAATAAACTCGTAATCCTGTCCACACAATGTAAAGGAGAATTGAAATGGAAAAGGTAAATCTAACTCTAACTGTTAATCAGCTAAACGTAATCTTTGGCGCTCTTGGTAAGGCTCCATATGAAGCTGTATTCCAGCTAGTAGAAGAGATCAACAAGCAGGTAGTTCCACAGCTTCAGGCAATGCCACAGCCAGCACCTTCCGACAAGGAATAATAAATGTCAGTAACATACACTTGGAAAGTAACTGGTATCAAGACTACGTCAGTGGCAAACACTGCTGACGTCGTCGTCCAGACCTATTGGGAAAAAACTGGAACTGATGAGAATGGAAACTCTGGTACGTTCAATGGAGCGACCCCTTTCGCAGTTAACTCCAGTTTTGCTACTTCAAATAATTTTATTTCTTTTGACAAGCTAACAGAAAATACTGTTATCTCTTGGATTCAAGCGGTAGTCGTTAATGAATATGAGAATCATGTTAATACGCGTATTCAAGAACTAATTAACGACGCTATTAATCCAGTCAAAGATACATCATTACCATGGGCTAACGTGACATCTAATGTAGCAACCAGTAATACATAAGGTAACGCCATTGGGTATGTCAGATGTCAGATAATTTTACATTCGTATCCAATGGCGTTCTATCCACTTATGTCTATGGTAACCAAGGTTCTTTCAATCAGGTAGCCAACGTGGCTGTAGCTGATGAAGTATATAATCTAAACGTATCTATCAACACGACTTCAGTAAGCATCTCGAATCCTGATAATTCTATATCAATCACGTGCCCTAACACAGTTCAACAGTCTATTGGAACGTACTGGCTAAACTCAAACGGCGCGTGGTCAATAATAACACCAGCATCACTTGGTGTTCCAACAATAGCTCAACTTCAAGCAAATCTTGCAAGTCTCTCATCTTCAACATCAGCAAATATTAGTTCAGCAAACGCTGTAACAGCAAACCTAGCTTCATACACTGCAGCCAATAACGGGTTATTCGCAAACTCTTCCGGAACATTCGTAGTAGCAAATAATGGTGTTTCTGTTTCTTCTTCCGGAGTATCTGTCGTTGGTAACAGTGGAATAACAGTTGGTCCAGGCGGTGTATATGTTAATGCACAATATGGTTTATACGCTGTTCCCTCTGGATTATATGTAAAAGCAAACACTGGATTAACTGCAACAACTGATGGTTTATTCGTAAACAGTGCTTATTTAACAAGTTATATTGCTAATTCAACATCAAACAATTCTGTAAATCTTAATGGAATAATTGGTTCTGCGTATCAGTTAAATTCGACACTGGCCGCTAACGTAGCAACTATGACAGCCAATAGTGCTACTTATGTCAATGGAACAGCTGCCAGCAATTTCATAACAGCTTCACAGATCAGCGCAGCGTATCTACCTTTGGCTGGTGGGACTCTGACTGGCCCACTTGTGTTTTATGAGACTGCCGGTGCAGCTTCTAATCAGTTCTGGTTAGGTAGAGGCGGTGTCACTGGCTCTGGCACATTCGCAATGTATGCACCATCTGGTTTTGGTTTGGAGTTTGGTATTGCTAATTCTGCCAAAATGTGGATGGATACCAATGGTGTTATGTATATTAACAATCAATTACAAACACCTAAAATCTACGATTATGATAACACTGGTTATTATATTGATCCTGCATCAACATCAAATTTCAATGCTATAACTGCAGCGACTTTATATACAACAAATTATCTTTATATGGTGAATGGTATTAATGGTGGTGTCAACACAACAGGTGGTCCATTATTATATTCTGACAACACTAACTGGGTGTTAAAATCCGGAGGCGGAAATGGTTCTTGGTTAATACAGAATTATGCTGGAACTAATGTATCATCTTTTAATGCTTCTGGTCAGATGTATTTTAAAATATATTACGACAATGATAATACTGGATATTATTGTGATCCTGCAAGTACTTCTCGCCTTGGAACAATGTGGGCAGACCAAATAAGATCACAAGATAACTGGTATCTGGACAGTCAAGGCAATCAAAGATTATTAACACCTTATAATGATCATAATTATTACAGATCATGGAACTATCATGTATTTCGTAATTCAGCTGGAACTGATGTTCATTACATTGCTGGCGATGGCAATGTATGGATGGGAACATATAAAGATTGGTTAAGCAGCCAGATTCGTTCTAATATATTTTATAGTCACAACAATAGTGGTTATTATACTAACCCTCAAAGTCAATCAAGAATGAGTAGTTGTAATTGGGATGTTAACGTTTGGAATTATTCATCTGATGGATGGAGAAGAATATATTATGCTAATGGCGATAGAACAATTTATGAAGGTGGAACTACTGGTCAATGGGTTCATGAATTCAGAACACAAGATGATGCAGCTAGATGGCTTATGGCATATTCTGGTAATTTCTATGCTGGTGCAGATATAATATCTGCATGGTCTGATAGAAGAATGAAAAAGAATATTGAAAAGATTACAGATTGGAGAACAATTTTAGAAAATATTAATGGTTATAGATTCCAATGGAATGACATTGGTAAAAAAATAATGTCAACTGATAAAGACGAAATAGAAATAGGTCTAATTGCTCAAGAAGTTAAATCAGTATTACCTCAAGGTACAGCAATTAATATGTTACAATATAAAGATGTGGGTATACCAAAAGATGGTATAGACTATGATCCTGAAAATCCATACTTATCAGTCAAAGAAGAAAAACTTATTCCAATTCTAGTTGAAGCTGTCAAAGCACAGATGTCGAAAATAGATGAACTAGAAGAAAAAATTAAAAATCTTGAAGCTCTAATATAAATAGGGTAAAGGAGAAAAGAAAATGGCTTACTATATAGGAGGAACAGCTGTAGTCGATACAACAACTTTAGAATATGTTTCTTATAATTATATTGGTGGAGATGGAGCTGGATTCAGATTAGTAACATGGCAAGTTGGAATTTATAAAAGCGGTCAAACAGTAGTTTGTGATTACGATAGTAATTGTAACTGTAATTGTAATTGTAATTGTGGCGGTTAAAATGACTCCTATAAAATTATTAAATTATTTTGCTACGACATCATACAACCATCCTGAGTATATGGAAGTAACTCAGAAAGATGATAATAATTTACAAGTTAATGCTAACATACTTCCTCCAAACAAACAACTCAGCTGGAATATAAATTTTGATGAACTTCTAAGATCAGAAGAATGTCAAAATGGAATGGGTGTTTGGACTCTAACTGGTTTTGCCAGAAAAGATTTTCAAAACGTTGAAACTGTAATAACACCTCCATTACAGAATGAACTAAAAAGATATTATCATGATAATTTTTTGGACTATGACGCTGCTTATCCTGGTCCAATTGAGAACAATCCTGTAATCAAAAACATAGGATATCTTTTCGTTTCAGAACAAGAGAAGATATTATCTCTTGTTACTAATTATGTCTGTATAATAAAAACAAACATTAGATATAAAAGAATTGATCTTCATCTAGCCGAGTATCCATTTTTTCCTATAGATGGCGCTAATAATGGTTATTTTATGACTGGTTCTATTACTGATAATACAGTGGCAAACCCATTGAATAAGCCAAGTCCATTTAAACTAAATTATAAAGGACCAACTGAAGTATCTGGAAATAATTCTGTCAACTTAACCTTTGATGTTGAGTTTCAAAATTTAGACTTAAAACCATGGAGCTATGGTGATTATAACAAGTTATATGCAGTGACAGATAAAGGCACAGTTGATACTTCTTGTGTTATTACCAATAACTCAGGCTCATTATCTTTTAGCGCCGCAAACATGAATGTTGGTGATACTGCTAATGTGAGAATTGGCGCTCATTGGTTCTACATATCAGAGGTATTTCAAATAACTAAAACTTCTTAAGGATATAACATGTTTAAACTTGAGTTACGAGATAGAGAAGGAAAAAATCATTATCTTTTTTATGATCCTCATAAGTCACTGATCACTGATGAAGATGGAAATGATATAGTTTCTAATATAAAAGAAACTCAACAGTATAATACTGTTAAAGCAATATCTCCAGAAAATCATGGAAAGAAAAGTAAAAATATTAAAACACTAAAAATACAATTAGGATTGGCTTGTAACTATTCTTGTTCTTATTGCAGTCAAAAAGAAGAAATTAAATTTGGATCTAAAACAAATATTAGAGATGCTGAAATATTCATGTCTAATTTGGATAAATGGTTAGTTGGTGAACCTAATAGAATTGAATTCTGGGGAGGTGAACCTTTATTATACTGGAAAAAGATAAAATTCCTTGTAGAGAAATTATCTGAAAAGTATCCTAAAACAGAGTTTCTTATTATATCAAATGGTAGTTTACTTACTGATGAAATAATCGAGTACATAGAAAAATATGATATTATATTTGTTATTTCTCATGATGGCCCTGGACAACATGTTCGTGGACCAGATCCATTTGATGATGAAAATCAATTTAATATGATTAAAAAATTATATAATGTTAGAAAAAATAAAGATAAGATGTGTTTTAATGCTATACTTTCTCCTGTTAATTACGACATAGAAAAAATTATTAGTTTCTTTAAAAATAAAATTGATGAAGATGTTAATGTTAACCTTGAAGGTGTTTTCATAAGTCATGAGGGTAACGATCAATATTTTACACAAGAACAATACAGTCAATTAACAAATAATGTTGCTCTTGCGTCTATGAAGCCAAGAAAAGAATTAATGGGTTGTTTTAATCATGCTATAAATGATTTTATAAAATCAATTGTCACAAAAAGGCCATCAGACTCTCTTGGTTTACATTGTGGAATGGACAGTGAAGATAAAATATCAGTTGATCTTCTTGGTAATGTAATGACATGTCAGAATACTGGTGCTTTGGGAAAACATAGAATAGGTAATATACAAGATTTTGATAATATCAAATTGAATACATCTTGGCATTGGAAATATAGAGATGAATGTTCTGAATGTCCTGTGTTACAAATCTGCCAAGGTTCTTGTATGTATATGGAAGGAAAAAATTGGTATCATACTTGTAATAACTATTACCATTATAATATTGGTATTCTTGGGGGTGCATTATACCATATGACAGGTATGGTATTAACTGGAGTTTATGGCAAAATAAGAAGACCTAATCCAGAGCAATATGGAATTGAAGATACTAGCAAATAATAATTTGTATAAATAAACCATAATAACAAGAACCAGGGGACAGGGAACCTATGGCTGATAAAGATTTTAAGGTCAAGAATGGCCTAACTGTAAATAATAACCTAATTTGGGCAAACAACGGTCAAATTGGATTTAATACTAACTCTCCAGACGCTAACGTAACTATTGTTGGTAATGCCAACACCCAAGGAAATGTAGCAATTACTGGTACTCTTGGAGTAAGCAACACCATATCTGTTACTGGGATCGCCACTTTTGGAAACTCAGTTTCTACCAATGGCAACATTTATACCAACGGCTCTATCTACGCTCAAGGTATTGCTAACGTCCAGTCTTCGATTTATGGTTTTGCCAACCTAGCAATTGTTGGAAATACTACTCTTGGTAACACTTTGAGCGTTGCTAATAATTCTTTATTCCTTGGCCCTGTTACTATGAACGCCACAACAACAATGGCAAACAACAGTAACCACAATGGCCCAGCCAATTTTTCTAATACGATCACAGTTTTTGGTTATTCTAATTTAGTTTATAACACTGCAGTTGGCGGAACATTTATATCTAATGGTGCTGCAACATTCTCCAATTCAATCGCAGTTACTGGTAATGCTACATTTTCTAATTCAGTAGCTGTTACTGGAAACGTCACTTTCTCTAATACTTTAGTTGTGACGGGTAATGTTATTTTTTCAAACACAATAAATGGAAGAAACGTTTACGAATTCCTTGTCGCAAACAACTCAACACCGTACAATATTACCGGACAATTTAAATTTTATAATTCTATAACAATTCTTGGTGCATTGATAGATGGCGGAGGTAATAGTGGTGGCGCAAATAATGTATTAATCTCTAATAATGGCACAGTATTCTGGGGTCCAATTGGTTCGGCTTCTGTTACTGCTCCTGCTGCCAATGGTTTACCTTCATATGCATCAAACACACAAATTATTTTCAATGACAGAGGTGGATTAAGTTCTAACGTTAATATAACATATAATATGGATAATTATACATTTACTGCTCCAGTAATTGTTTGTTCTAATGGCACTTTATCATTAAATGCAACATCTAGCTACTTTTTTTCAAATGGATTAATTAGTTTTGGTATCAATAATCCTACTAATAAATTACACGTAGTAAGTTCATTAAACTCTGCCGATGGTATTATCGTAAGAAACACTAATACTGGTTCTTCTTCTCAATCATATATTTCGTTAGGAACTTCTGCTGCTTCTGGTTTTAATATCGGACAAAATTATTCTGATAAATCTGCTTATATAAATCTTGTTGATAATTCATATTTAAATATTAGCGCAAATAACAGTTCAAAATTATATATCTCCGCGAACGGCAATGTTGGTGTTGGAACTACTTCTCCTGCTTATGGTTTAGATATATCTGGTATTATCAGAGGTACAAGTGAATTTATAAGCACATCATATGGCAATGGCGGTCAATTCCGTGCTATTTCTGGCAACTATGGTGTAATGTTTAGGAATGATGGTTCTAATTTTTATCTATTATCTACTGCTTCAGGAAGTCAATATGGTTCTTACAATTCTTTAAGACCTTTTAATTATAACCTTGGAACCGGTGCAGTAAGCATTGATGGAACTGGAGCAGGTACTACGTTTGGTGGTACAATTAGTTCTGGCGCTATTTCATCTTCAGGTGGGTTATCTGGAACTACTGGAACTTTTAGTTCTACAGTTTCTTCTACACCAGGTGGTTCTTTGGGTCTTAATATAAATGGTTCGAGCTGGATGATCGGACTGCAGCTCAACAGCGGTACAGTATCAAGAGCATATAATGATGGTACACCAAGATGGAATTTTGAACACAGACCAGTATTTGCTGGCAATCTAGCTCTTGACGCAGGCAATTATAATAATTATGCCCCATCTAAAGATGGCACAGGCGCTTATGGTAACTGGAATATTAATGCAGTTGGCCTTACTGGTTATACTATTAATCAGAATTTAGGTACAGGCAATTCACCAACATTTTCTGGTTTAACAACTGTTGGTGATATTGTCACATACAGAAGCGGAGGAACTACTGGTTATCACTTTTTGAATAGTGCAACAACAAGATATATTGGATTCGATGGTAGCAATTACGTAATGCCTAGTTCTGATCTATATGTTAATGGTGGTCGTGTTCTTACTTCTAGTAATTATACTGGATACAATAGTTGGGGTGGAACGGGAATATATGCAGAAAGATTCTATGATTATTATAGCAACGGATATTTTTTCATAGGTCGTAGTCAGTCAAGAATGAGTTCTGTTAATCTTGATGTTGGTGTTTGGAATTATTCATCAGAAGGTTGGGCTAGAATATTATTTAATAATTCAGCTAGTACTGTGTATCGTGGCGCTAGCACAAGTCAGTGGGTTCATGAATTCCAAACAAATGATGGTGACACTAAATGGTTGATGGCTGCAGCTGGTGATTTTTATGCTAAAGGAAATGTTGTTGCATATTGGACATCAGATATAAAATTTAAAGAAAATATTAAACCATTATCAAATGCATTGAGTAAAATCAATAAAATAAATGGCGTGGAATTTGATTGGAAAGATGATTATCTGGATACTTTAGCAATAAAAGATCCATATTATATCAAAAAACATGATGTTGGTGTTATTGCACAAGAGATTGAAGAAGTATTACCACAGATAGTTTCAACTAAAGAAGATGGAACTAAGGCTGTAAGATATGAAAAGATTGTTGCTCTATTGATTCAAGGAATAAAAGAACTTTCCGATGAGGTTAGTGAATTAAAGAAACAGGTTAAAGGATAATAAAATGGCAGTCACTTACACTTGGGAAATAACTCAATTACACGTTTCTGATCTTCCAAATAATCCAAATACGGTAGCCAGTATATCTTGGAGAAAAATTGGAACTAATGAAGATGGAGTTATTGGTATTTATGAAGGAGGAACTAAATTTGATTTAGATGCTGTCGCTATTACTCTTGGTACTAATTCTAATACTAAATTCGTTGATTTCTCAGATCTTAAAGAAAAAACAATATTGAGTTGGATAAAGAAAAATATAGATAAAAGATACGAAGATTATATAAACAATTCTATTGATCAAAAAATAAATGAAAACAAATATAACAAAAAAATTGTTGATTTCCCTTGGAAGAAAAATAAGGATTAAATATGTCTTTACCTGGTTCTGGGCAAATATCTTTAGGTGATGTAAGATCCATCATCCAACCAGGAGGTGGTCAAATAGATATGAACAATGGTAATGGTAGATATATGGCCCATGGTAGTTTTGATTATAACACATGGATCAGTATGAGTGATTTTCGTAACAAACCAAGTTCCGGTGGAATTAGTTATACTACCGGTAATGGATATGCAGTAAATACTTGGTATTCTTTCATTTGTCCTGCTTATCAAACCTTCGCAGCTTCAGTTAATGGTGGTGGTGGCGGCGGTGGTGGCGGAGATAACCACAATGGACCATATGGCAACAATGGTGATCCAGGCGGCCCAGGAGCTCCTACATATTTTCAGTTTCCTGGTTTCGTAAGTCACGGTTATGGTGGAGCTGCCGGTGGTGGCAATGCTGGTTGTGGAAACGTTGCTGCCGGTGGTGGCGCTGATGCCACAGGTGGTTTTGGTTCATTTACTGGAGGTGGGGCAGCAAACGGTGGTAGATGTGGTAATCCTCAACAAGGCGGAGCTTGGGGAGGAACTGGAGGTTCTGGTGGGACAGCTTATTCTGTTTTTACTTTTAATTCCAGCCCATACTATCCAGGTTATTCGTCAACGGTTAGCGTATATATAGGTAATGGTGGCACTGCTGGCCCACAAAATGCTGGACCTGGTGGCGCTGGATATGTTAATGTATCTTGGTCTTAATAAAAGGATTGTTTCATAATGGATCTTTACATTCAATTAAAAGATGGTGAACCTTTTGAACACCCAATTCCTGATTGGAATATGAAAATGTTTTTCCCAGATCTTGACCCTAGTAACCCACCAGAGGGGTTTGGGAGATTTGAAAGAGTTCCTTATCCAGAATTGACACCAACACAAATAGTTGATAAAATTAATTATGAATTAAGTAACTACTATACAGATCTTTATAAAACTAAAACTTGGACAGACGTATATCATGTAAGAGATTTATCACAAGAAGAATTAGATAAAATAAACAATGATAGTATACCACCAAAACCAAATGATGGTAAAGATTATTACTACGATGACAACCTAAAGAAATGGATTGATAGTTCACTGGCTATTGATGTGTTCAGACCTTTCTTCAAAAAATACAATATTGATTTTAAAACTTTTGATTTCGAAACATTAGATGGCCTAACTCCTGATCAGAAAAAAGAATTCGGTCAATTATTGTTACAACTAAACAAACAAGCTGCCATTTCTTAAAAATTAGGATTCATTAATGGATAAAATTATATCTAGGGAATGGATCCCTAATGACTCTAAATTTTATGCAGTTTCAGATTCTTTCAATAGCAAAGTTCAAGAATTTTCAAAAGAACAACTTTGTGTTATTATAGATTATTATAAAAACAAATTAGTAGACGCTGGCGTTGAACCTGGGCAAAAAATAGGAATAGGATTTGCCTCTACAGATATTTCTTATACCGCTATTATTTTTGCTGCAGCCGAACTTGGTCTTAAGTTAGTAGTTCTCAACACTCTTACTTCTTTAAGGTTGATCAAATCCGCTAAATGTAGTGCTCATATGCCACTAGATGTATTTGTGTATTACCAATATAGGAACACTCATTTAGATCAGCTATTGAGAAATATCAAATACTATATTAATAATTCAAAAAAAGTTATACAAATAGATACAAATTGGTCATCAGAATCAATAAATTCTATTCCTAGAATTCCATTATACGCAAAACCAGAAAATGATTTATTGTTGTGTAGCAGTTCTGGAACAACTGGTGCACCAAAATTAATACATCACAACCAAGAATACCTTTACGATTTGGCAAAATACAACTGGGAACCATTAGAATTAAACGAAAATGATTCTGTATATCATTTTTCTAGTTTGAATCATGGAGCTTCTCTGAGTGTGTTTTTCTTACCTGCCGTAAATAAATGTAAGAAACATTACTTTGATTTACCAACAGAACTAAGAAGTCAAATAGATCACGAAAAAAACTTTGTATTCCAAGCATGTAAATTGTGCAACATTACTGTTATATTATCTCCGAACAATAATATAACCGATGGTATAATTGAAGCTATACAGGATTCAGAAGATGGTTTACCAAATACGACAATTATAGTTCTTACTTTTATTAATCCTAGATGGTTAAATGTAGTAAAATCTGGCAAACTAAAAAAGATTATAAGCGCATTTGGATGTTCAGAAGCAGGTGGTCCAATATTACTGCCATACATAGATAAAAACACAGATATAAATTCTTTTGATCCTAAATTTCTAGGAAAACCATTAGAAGGGTTTTTCAAAACAAACGTAGTTGATGGTATGTTAACAGTAAATCTTCCTAATGGAAATACCGTAGAAACAGAAGACATCATCAAAGAAACAGAAAATGGTTATTATTTTGTAAGAAAAAACAAACTTAAAAAAATAAATGATATTGACATAAATCCTTTAGACATAATTGGATTACTTGAAACATACTGTTCCAGAAGCAGATTTGAAATAGTAATCGAAGAAGTTTACAATAAACTTTACATAGTTACTGACAACCAAACCATGATAGACTATGAAGATGATATAAAGAAAATAATTAAAAATTTCTACGACGGGGAAGTAAACCTAACAGCTGTTATTTTCATGCCTAATTTTTCCGATGCTATAGTTTCAATAAAACCTGATAGGGACATTCTTTTAGACTACATTAGAGAAAGAGATTACTTCATGGGAAGCGTAGATGGTTTACCAAATATTCCACGTAAAGCTGTTGAAACTTTTTTTAAAACAATAAATGAAGAAATTAAGAAAATAAATAAATAACATAAACGGGGAATTTAAATGGCAATACCAGTAAACAGAGCTACGTTTAAAGAATACTGCCTGAGAAGATTAGGCAAACCATTAAACGAAGTAAACATTGACGACGATCAATTAGAAGATCGTATCGACGATGCATTACAGTATTTCTGGGATTACCATTTTTCCGGATCCGAGAAAACTTATTACAAATATCAAGTAACTCCACAAGACCAAACTAACAAATATATTACTCTTCCAGACAACATAATTGGAGTAGTAAATATGTTTCCTGTTGGTCAAGCTCTCAACACCAATAATCTATTCAATATCCGTTATCAGATTGCACTCAATGACCTTTACACCCTTACTTCGGTGTCTATGGTTCCATATTATATGGCACTTCAACATGTTCAATTTCTTGAACAGATGTTAGTTGGTCAACAACCATTAAGATATAATCGTTACATTAATCGCTGCTATATAGACATGGACTGGAGTATCGTTAACCCAGGAGACTACATCATACTAGAAGCGTATCAAGTAGTAGACCCAGCAGTATATACTAAAGTGTGGACAGATCGTTGGCTCCAGAGATACGCTACTTGTCTAATCAAACAGCAGTATGGTACCAATCTTAAAAAATATGGTTCAATGCCACTTCCTGGTGGTATCACTTTTAATGGTCAGAAGATATATGACGAAGCGACTGAAGAGCGTAAAGAGCTTGAAGACGAAATGATCAACAGCTACAGCTTGCCAGTTACGGACATGATCGGTTAAAATCCGTAACAAGTTATAATATAAATAGATAAAATAGAGGATTTATAACTTGGCAACGAGCGTATTCTTTAACAACTTCGGAGCTTCTCAAGAGCAAGATCTGTTAAATAATCTTATCATAGAATCAATAAGGATCTATGGTAACGACGTATATTACATTCCACGTAAATTAAATAATTATGATGATGTATATGGTGCTGATGATCAGTCATCATACGAACAGGCTATTCTTTTAGAGATGTATATCGAATCCTATGATGGGTTCAAGGGTGACGGCAATTTTATGTCAAAGTTTGGCATTGAGATCAGAGATCAAGTTACTTTCGCAGTCGCAATGAGAATATTTGATGATGAAGTTGGAAACATAACTACTCAACTAAGACCAAACGAAGGTGATCTGATATTCTTTCCACTAAACAAGAAATGTTTTCAAATCAAATACACTGATAAATTTGAGATGTATTATCCATTAGGTGCGCTGTATCTATGGAAGATGACATGCGAATTGTTTGAATATTCTAATGAAAGAATTTCAACAGGAATACCGGAAATTGATAATCTCCAAATCAAATTTGATATTAATGCAATTGATTGGTCTATCAAAGATCAAGCTGGAAATATGTTATTAAATGAAGACGGAGATTATCTAGTTCTAGAAGGTTCTTCAACTTCAGATAAAGTTGTCTCTGACGATTCAAAAACTATACAAACTGAATCAAATACATTTGTTGATTTCAGTATTACTGATCCATTCAGTATGGGTAATATATAATGTTTGGTCAAACTTTTTACTTCTCAACTATTCGTAAATATGTTATTCTTGTTGGAACATTATTCAACGACATTCGCGTAATAAAGACAGACCCAAAATCAAACAATGAGGTATCACTAGTCAGGGTTCCAATCACTTACGGACCAAAAGATAAAATGTTAGCTCGTGTGTTTCAAGATCCTAACATTGATAGACCTACTGCTACTTTTCCATTACCAATGATATCGTTCCAGATGTTAAAATTATCATACGATGGAACAAGAAAATTACACACGATTGGCAAAGTCACAAACAAAAGCGAATTAACAACTGAACAGAGTATTTTCAGATACCAATACAACCCAGTTCCATATAATATAGACTTTAAAGTTCATATATATACTAAGAATGTCGAAGATGGAACTAAAATAATCGAACAAGTTCTTCCATTTTTTACTCCAGATTGGACAACAAGGGTCAAATTGATTCCTGAAATGAATATCACTATGGATATTCCTGTTGTTTTAAATGATATTTCATATGAAGATAATTATGAAGGAGACCTTAAAGACAGAAGAGAAATAATATGGACTTTGGATATGACTGTTAAAGGTTATATCTATGGCCCAGTTAAGAAATCTGGAATTATTAAATTCGTTAATGTTGATTTTTATATTCCAGAGGTCAGCGATGGTCAGTTACCATCAGCCGTAGGTAACAGTTCAATTCAATATAAGTTTACAGTACAACCTGGTTTATCTAATACTGGGCAACCTATAAATTACAGTGGTAAAGCAAACACTAATACTGGTACAGTTCCATATCAGGAAATACAAGCATCTGATGATTATGGATTTATTACTCAGATATATGATATAGCAGCTGAAAATAATTCTGTAGCATCTACTGTGACATTGACTGACGATATTATTACTGTAAAAGTAGATAGTCTTATAACTATTGACACTACATATATTGAAGTAGCATAATTGATTGGATAAAATAATGCAAGATGATGACGATCCCATCGGAAAGACGTTGGGTTTGGAACCGTTGGAAAATAAAATTGATGTAATTGACAAAATGTTGATCGAAAGTCATGATGATTCTGCGTCAAAAGATTTCGAAACAGCAAGGGCAAACTTACACGAAATGATTAACGACGGTAAAGAAGCCATGTTCAAACTAGCAGAGATAGCCTCTTCTAGTCAGCATCCACGAGCATTTGAAGTTTATGCTAAACTGATGGATACTATGATACAAGCAAACGAAAAATTACTGGATATGCAAGAAAAAATAAGAGAAATAAGGCATGTTGATTCTCCAATAAACGAGAAAGCCAAATCAGTAACAAATAATTTATTTGTTGGTTCAACTGCAGAACTCCAAAAAGTATTGAAAGACATGAAGAACAATGAGTGACGACAAATTATTAGGTGGCTATAAAGGTAATGTCCTTCTAAAGAAATCAAATCAGTCTATAGAGTGGACTCAGGATTTAATCCAGGAATACATAAAGTGTCAGGAAGATCCAGTTTACTTTACTGAAAATTACATGAAAATCATTAACGTGGACGAAGGTCTGGTTTCTTTTAAATTGTATGATTACCAAAAAGAAATGGTAACTTCCTTTAAAGATAACCGTTATAGTATTATTACTACTGCTCGTCAGGCAGGTAAATCAACAACTACTTGTGCTTTCATTTTATGGTATATAATTTTCAATCCTGAGAAAACTGTTGCATTGCTGGCCAACAAAGGCGATACGGCTCGAGAAATTCTTGGACGTGTTCAATTAGCATATCAGCATCTACCAAAATGGTTGCAACAGGGTGTTTTGGAATGGAACAAAGGTTCATTCGTTTTAGAAAATAATTCAAGAGTTATCGCTGCTGCTACTTCTGCTTCTGCCATTCGTGGTTATTCTATCAACTTGCTGTTTATCGACGAAGCGGCGTTCATTGAAAACTGGGACGAATTCTTTACGTCAGTATATCCAACAATTTCGTCTGGTTCTGAATCAAAAATTATACTTGTATCCACACCAAATGGTCTTAATCATTTTTATGCAACTTGGGTAAACGCTCAAGAAGGAAAAAATGGCTATAATCCAATATTAGTTAATTGGCAAAAAGTTCCTGGCAGAGACGAAGAATGGAAAAATAATACTATAGCAGGTATGAACTTCGATCTGGAAAAATTCGATCAGGAGTACAACTGTGAATTCCTAGGCTCTTCTGGCACTCTTATAGCTGGCTGGAAACTTAAAGAACTGGTGCATCAAGCGCCAATGGTAGAAAAGGAAGGTTTAATACAATATTTTCAACCCGAGAAAAATGATGTATATATGATGGTTTGTGACGTTTCTCGAGGTAAAGGTTTGGACTACTCGGCATTTCAATTGATAAATGTTTCAAGAATGCCTTATCAGCAAACTTGCGTATACAGAAATAACGCTGTTACACCAATTGATTACGCTGAAGTAATCCATAGAGTAGCGAAAGCATATAATAATGCTTCTGTTCTGGTTGAAGTCAATGACATCGGTGAACAGGTTTCGCACTCTTTACACTATGATTTTGGTTATGAACACGTACTGTTTACAGAAAACGCTGGTAGATCTGGTAAAAGAATTACTAGTGGGTTTGGTGGTGCTGCTGTCGATAAAGGCATCAGAACTACTAAAATTGTTAAATCTGTTGGTTGTTCCATTTTAAAACTTTTAGTGGAACAGAACCAATTTGTCGTTAACGATTTTCATACGATCAACGAATTATCAACGTTCTCCAAGAAAGGAACTTCCTATGAAGCAGAACCTGGTAAGCACGATGATCTGGTTATGTGTCTAGTGCTTTTCGCTTGGCTTTCCGAACAACAATATTTCAAGGATTATACTAATATTAATACCTTGAATTCACTAAGAGATAAAACTGAAGAGGACATGGAACAAGACATGGCCCCCTTTGGCTTTCTAGAAGATGGTAGAGATGGCTTTATTAATGATGAATTTGTTCAAATGCACCCAGACGCCTGGATGTGGCAAGAACAACCTGACTTCTAAAAGATGATATTTAATAAATAATTTTAAATTTGGAATTAATTTCTTGTCTTAAAAGGAGAAAATAATGGCTACTTTACTTAGTCCAGGCGTAAATGTTACCGAAATTGACCTCACCACAATAGTTCCATCAGTAGCTACTTCAACAGGCGCTATTGCAGGTCTATTCCGTTGGGGACCAGTTGGCCAGAGAGTTCTAATTGACTCAGAAACCAACCTTGTTAGTATGTTCGGTAAGCCAACAAATTACAATGCGGAAACATTCTTTTCTGCCGCTAACTTCCTTGCATACACCAACGCTCTATATGTAGTTCGTGCAGCTAATACTTCTGGTGCTGTTGCTTCTCAGAATTTCGTAGCAAACACAGTTGGTAACACTGTTTCAAATAACATTTTTCTTGTTGTTTCTGGTAACACTAATGGTATTTCTGCCGGTATGTATGTTACACAGTCAGCTAATCCAAACGTTGTTATTGCTTCAAGCACTACAACAGTTACTAATATTGTGAACTCAACTGCTATTCAGTTATCATCATCTGCAAATGTTAGTACTTCAGCTAACCTTTATTTTGGTTGGCCGCAGACTAGCTATTCAGCTCTTGGTCTAGAATCAGGAACTTATGTTTCAAACCTAGTAAACCAAATTATCACTAATGATATTGATTATCAAAATACAATTGCTACTGGTAATTTCCAGAATGGTATTCAATACATTGCGAAATATCCTGGTTTAATCGGTAACTCTTTAAGAGTTTCAGTTGTTGATAATGCTAATTCTTATTCTTCAAATATCGCTCTTACGCCAAACAGCTCTATTACTGGCAACGTAACAATTTCTGTTGGTTCTAACTCTGCTCAGTTAGTGTTCCTCGGTGATACTTCAGGAACTTACGCAATTAATGTTGCAAGTCAAATTAGTGTTGGAGATCAGATCCAATTTGGTAACACTTCAATAAACCTTCAATATATGCAGGTAACTGGTGTTTCTGGCGTATCATCAAATGGTCTTGGTTCATCAATTACCCTTAACTTCCAAATACCATATAGATTATCTTCAAACTACTCTTCAAACGTAGTTAACAGAAATTGGGAATTCTTCAATGCCGTCGGAACTGCTCCTGGCCAATCACGCTGGCAACAGTACAATGGTAATACTGCTGCTAAAGATGAGCTACATGTAGTAGTTGTTGACAATGGTGGTCTATTTACCGGTACTCCTGGAACTATTCTTGAAACATTTAAAGGTCTCTCAAGAGCTACTGATGCTCAGACTTCCGATGGTAGCACTAACTACTATGTTAACGTTCTTAATCAGAATTCATCTTATATTTGGTGGGCAAATGACAGAGGTCTAGCTCCATCAAATACTGGCATGAATCTAGTTTCTTCTTCTTCAAGCGGTCCTGGTAATTATCAGTTCGCTCTTGGTTCAGATGGCCTTAACGAGTCAAATATTGATCTTTCAACTGTTGCTTCTGGATATGACTTATTTGTATCAAAAGAAGATGTTGATATTTCTATCGTAATGCAGGGTCGTCCAATTGGAGGAACAACTGTAGTAAACGGTCAGACTATCCAAAATCATTTATTAGCAAACTATATCATTGATAACTTGGCAGAAATCAGAAAAGACTGCGTTGTTGCTATTTCTCCTGATAAAAATATCACACTAAACAACTATGGCTTGCAATCAACTGGCCTAGTTAACTGGAGAAATGCTCTTCATGACAGTTCATATGCTGTTGTCGATTCTGGTTACAAATATCAATACGATCGCTATAACGATATCTATCGTTGGATCCCATTGAATGGAGACATTGCTGGCCTTATGGCAAGAACAGATCAAACTAATGATGCTTGGTGGTCACCTGCTGGCTTCAATCGTGGTCAAATCAAGAACCTTGTTAAACTAGCATATAACCCAAAACATACTGATAGGGATCTTCTTTATGTTAATGGCGTTAATCCAGTAGTTACTTTCCCTGGTCAGGGTACAGTTCTATTCGGTGATAAAACTCTTCAGTCAAAACCATCTGCATTCGATAGAATCAATGTTCGCAGACTGTTTATTGTCCTAGAAAAGGCAATCTCTCAGGCTGCTAAGTACTCTCTATTCGAGTTCAACGATGCGTTTACTAGAGCTCAGTTTAAAAATCTTATTATTCCATATCTTAGAACTATTCAGGGCAGACGTGGTATTACTGACTTCCTAGTAGTATGCGACGAAACCAATAATACTCCTCAGATAATTGATTCAAATCAGTTCGTAGGCGATATCTACATTAAGCCAGCTAGAAGCATCAACTTCATCCAGCTTAACTTTATCGCTGTAGGAACTGGCGTTCAATTCTCTCAGGTCGTTGGCCAGTTTTAATAAATAGATAAAACTCTAAGGGAGTACAAAAATGCCATTTAATGTTAACACTTTTAAATCTCAAGGTCTGGTATATGGTGGTACCAGACCATCCCTATTCAGTATTTCATTAATACCTCCAGGGGGAATTGGTATCGATAACGTATCAGTTCAGAAATTCAGTTTTGTTGCTCGAGCAGCTGAACTGCCAGCTTCTGAAGTCGCTTCTTTTGATGTTCCATATTTTGGAAGAAAAATTAAACTTTCTGGCGATAGAACTTTTTCTGACTGGCGCGTAACTATTATGAACGATGAAGATTTTTCTGTACGCTCGTTGTTTGAAGCATGGTCAAACGCTATCAACCGTATGGTTGCTAACGTTCGTGATCCTGCTGCAGCAGGAGAAGCCTATAAAACTCAATTAGAAGTTATGCAGTATGCTAAAGATGGTCAATTAATACGATCATATTTTCTAGTTGGAGCTTTTCCAACAGTTATTGATGCTATTCCACTTGATTGGAATTCTACTAATGCTATTGAAGAATTTGCTGTTACTTTCTCTTATGATTATTGGATACCAAATGTTGAATCATCTTCATTCAAAGCTGGTGGCGTTAATCTTTATGCAGGAAGAGCATCATCGGGCAGTCCATAAATAAATATATTTTTATACTTTGACAAGAGGGGAGTAATTCTCCCCTCGTATTTGGAGAATTAAATGGCAATATCCTTATTCGGATTCGAATTCAAGCGTAAAACTCAAGATCAAGACCCAATTCCATCATTTGCTCCAAAAGAATCAGATGATGGTGCAGTAGTCATTGCAGCTGGTGGTGCTTATGGAACTTACGTTGACCTTGATGGTACTGTAAGAACAGAAGCAGAATTAGTAACAAAATATCGTGAAATGTCACTTCATCCAGAATGTGATGCAGCCGTTGATGAAATTGTAAATGAATCAATTTCCATTGACGAAGAAGATATTGTTTCTATCAATTTAGATAATATTAAACTTTCAGATAATATCAAAAAAGCAATTACTGATGAATTCAATAATTGTCTAAAGATTTTAGATTTTAATAATCATGCTTATGAAATATATCGCCGTTGGTATGTTGATGGTAGATTATATTATCATGTTATTGTTGATCCAAAAGATCCTAAATCTGGCATCAAAGAAGTAAGATATATCGATCCTCGTAAAATACGTAAAGTAAGAGAAATCTCAAAGAAAAGAGTTTCCTCTGAAAACCCAGATGGTGCTTCAATTGCCAAAACAGTTAATGAATATTTTATATTCAATGATAAAGGTTTCAACTATGGAAACAAAGTAGTTGGCCCATCAACGACTGGTTTGAAAATTGCCAAAGATTCTATTTTACATATTGTTTCTGGATTAACTGATAACCAAGGAACAATGGTTCTTTCGTATCTTCATAAAGCAATTAAGTCGCTTAATCAGTTACGCACACTAGAAGATGCGTTAGTTATCTATAGATTATCTCGTGCTCCTGAACGCCGTATTTGGTATATTGATGTTGGTAATCTACCAAAAATGAAAGCTGAACAATACGTTCGCGATATTATGGTAAAACACAAGAATAGATTAATTTATGATGGTAACACTGGCGAAGTAAGAGACGATCGCAAGTTTATGACAATGCTTGAAGATTATTGGTTACCACGTAGAGAAGGTGGTCGTGGTACTGAAGTTACTACGCTTCCTGGAGGTCAGACGCTTGGGCAGATGGACGACGTTCTATATTTCCAAAAGAAATTTCTAAACTGCTTAAATGTTCCTATTTCAAGATTGAACTCAGATGCTTTGTTTTCAGTAGGTCGTGCAACTGAAATTACTAGAGATGAATTAAAGTTCGCAAGATTCGTTATCCGTTTAAGAACTAAATTTACCAATCTATTCATTAAAATGTTAGAGAAGCAATTAGTTCTAAAGGGCGTTATGACAATTGAAGATTGGGAAAAGATTGCTGCAGATATTAAATTTGATTACGCCAAAGATAACTATTTCACTGAATTGAAAAATGCTGAAATTGCTCAAAACCGTGTTCAACTTGTTCAAACTTTCGATCAAGCTGGTATTATCGGTAAATATGTTTCTCATGATTATATCCGCAAAGAAGTAATGATGCAAACTGATGAGGACATCGATGAGCAAGATAAACTGATAGCAAAAGAAAATAATTCTGGAGATAGTAGATGGATCAATCCAGCTATCGAGCAAAATATAGATATGATGAATCAAATGAATATGCAAAACCAACAAGCTCAAATGCAAATGGATGCTATGAATCAACCACAAGAAGAACAACAGGATCCAGAAACTGCAAAGAAAATGGAATCTGTTCGTCAAGCAATGATAGTGGTTGACCAAATGAAAGAAAAAGGCAAAGATAACAGATCAATGCAAGATGAGGCCAAATACAAATCAGCATTACAGATTATCGCGAAGAATAAAGGTTTATTGTCCCAAATGGGTCAGCCACAGTCGGCAGCTCAATAAGGAGTTATGTAAATGATTGATGATAATAAATATAGTATAACGGATTTAATTTCTAACGCTTTTGATCAGAAGCCAACTGAATTCGAAAATAATTTCGGTTCATTAATGGTTGATAGACTTAGATCAGCGGTAGAAATAAAGAAACAAGAAATTGCTGCTTCGATGTTCAATCCTGTAGCGGCAGAAACAGAGGAAGAATAATGGCCAAGCATCTAAGAACCATTACAGAGGGTAAACTAGAAGGCGTCAAGAAATCTACAACAGTTCCTGGTTCAACAGGTTCTATTCCTGGCGTAGACTATGACCCAAAGGCACCCGACGATCAAGAATTTGTTAAATTACATTCTACTGAAAAGCATGCTGATCGTGTTGGTAATGGACCAGATGTTTATGCTGGATCAAAACAGAAACCATCTTTAGAAACTCCAGCTGCTAAGAATATGGGTCGTAAAAATATTAAAGACTCAATGAAAGTAAATGAAGGAGCAACTTGCAACGAATCACCTGCCGGAACTAAATGCCCAGTTCATGATCTAGATGATTGTTCAGGTAAAACTGGAAAAAGCAAATACCTACTTTTAGATAAAAATAAAATGAACGAAGAATCCGTCGAAGAGGGTATTCGCCCTATGACACGTAAATATTCTTCTTCAAAAGATGATCCTAAGAAATATTCTAACGAATATCCAAAACCATTCAGACAGCCAGGAACTCCATCAAAATCAGACTTAAGATCAATTATCTCTTCTGCTTCGAAAGGTAAAACTATCACTAAACTTCCTGCTGGTAAAGCAAAAGGTATAAAAGAAGAAGAGCAGATTGATGAAGTTTTAACAAAGAAAACTCCAGTCTCTTCAGTAATCCATGATTTCGTTCATTCAGATAATCCTAAGTTTGCAGGAAAATCTAAAAAAGAACGTCAGAAAATGGCACTAGGCGCTTACTATGGTATGCATCCAGAAAAATCTAAAAAGGTTCATGAAGATGCTGCCGAGCCAATGTTAGAAGGTGGTAAAAAGAAAAAAACACAAAAAGAAGATGGTCAAATTATGCCAGCTAAAACAGATAGCGGCGCAGCAGATGACGCAGCGAGGTTAGTATGAATATTTTAAAACCACAAGGCGCAGAAATATCTATTGGTACAGCAAACACAGTTGCTAATTCTGTGTTAGTAAGAGTTTTAAACACAGGCGCTGCTGCTGTACTTAGATTTAAAGATAGTACTGGTTCAGAATATGCAAATCTGACTGTTTCGAATGCTCAGTATGTTGTTGTTCAAAAAAATACAACAGACACGCTTACTGGCGCTAACATGTTAGCTGTTCCAGTGGCTTACAAAAATTAAGGAACAGTAATGAAACTAATTACAGAACTAGTAGAAGAAACAAATTATATTACCGAAGTAAACGAAAGCGGCAGGAAAGATCATTTCATTGCTGGTCGTTTTATTACGGCAGAAGAAACAAATAAAAATGGAAGAAGATATCCGAAAGCTGTTCTGGAAAAAGAAGTTGATAGATATATTCGTGAGATGATTAACACCAAAAGAGCATTAGGCGAACTTAATCATCCACAAGGTCCAACTATCAATCTTGATAGAGTTTCTCATATGATTACTGAACTAAAATGGGACGGTAATTACGTTAATGGTAAAGCCAAAATAACAGAAACTCCAATGGGAGAAATTGTTAAAGGTCTTCTTGAATCCGGATGGCAAGGTGGAGTTTCAACACGTGGCATGGGTTCATTGAAAGAATCAAACGGTACTATGGTTGTTCAGCCAGATTTCAAATTATCTACAGTTGATATTGTATCAGATCCATCAGGTCCAGGATGTTTTGTTAATGGTATCATGGAAGGCGTTGAATGGATTTTTGATCCTGTAAAGAACACATGGCATGAAGAAAAACTTCATGAAATGAAAAAAGAAATTCGTAAAATGACTAGAGAAGAGATAGAAAAGAAGCAATTGGCTATGTTTGAAAATTATATTGCTTCCCTGACAGTAAAAGATTATCTAATATAAATAATTATAAATTTTAATAAGGAGACTATTCTAATGGCTAATTTAGAAAACGAAACAGACTTCGAAGACGTTATTGATTCAACTGAAGAAGTCGTTGAAGAAGAGGTAGAGAACGTAGACGAAGCCGAAGAGGGATGGTCTGCTTCTAACAAAAAAGATAAAGCAAGAAGAGAAAAAGTAATGAAAGACACTAACGACGGTAAAGATCGTCCAGTAAAAGAAGAGACTATCGCTGCTGCTTCTCTTAAGACTCATGCATCAGCTGATAAGTCAAACGCTCCTGGTGATGATAAGGCTGTTACTTCTTCAAAAGTAGCCATGATGAAAAATATGACTCATATGATGGCCGGAATGGACAAAACTGATCTTCTTGATTTTTTCAATAAAACTATGGCACAATTTGGCCCAGGAAAAGATTACGGCGTTGGTGACAATTCAGGCTCAAACCAATCATCAATCGATACTACTTTAGGTAAAGGTCCAAAAACAAAAGACGCTATGCCAAAACTAGACTCAAAGAATCATTGGGCAGAAGACGTTGAGGCTATGTTCTCAGGTCAAGATCTTTCCGAAGAGTTCAAAGAAAAAGTAGAAACAATTTTCGAAGCTGCTATCAGCGCTCATGTTATCACTGAGACAGTTCGCCTCGAAGAAGAATTTGAAGCAAAACTAGCAGAAGAAGTTGAAGTAATCAAAGAAGAACTTTCAGCTAAACTTGACACTTATCTCGATTATGTTGTTGAGAATTGGATGAAAGAGAATGAAGTTGCTGTTGAATCAACTCTTCGTAACGAAATTATGGAAGAATTCATTGACGGTCTAAAGGGTCTATTTGCTGAACATTATATTGATATCCCAGAAGACAAAGTTGATGTTCTTGCTGCTCTTGCTGAAAAAGTCGATGTTCTTGAAAAGAAACTTGACGAAGAAATCACTAAGAATGTAGCACTTGAAGAAGCAATGATTGAAGAAGCCCGTAAGGACATCTTTGAAGAGATTTCTTCAGATCTTGCCTTAACACAGCAGGAAAAATTTGCAGCTCTTGCCGAAGGTATCGAATTCACTGGTGATCTCGACACCTACACAAAGAAGCTAATGATCGTTAAAGAAAACTATTTCAAGGCTCCAACCGCTCCCTCTTCAAACATAACTGAAGAGACTTTTGAGGGTGATGTCACTGACAATGTTGTTTCTGTCGATCCAAGCGTAAATCGTTACGTTCAAGCAATCGCAAGAACTGTAAAGAAGTAATTTTATAAATAAATAATAAACCTTAGTAAAGAAAGGAAAATAAATGTATCTAGCTGAGGAAATTCAAAACAAGTGGGCACCAGTGCTCGACCACGATGCTCTAGGTTCTATTAAGGATCAGCATCGCCGTTCAGTTACTGCAGTTATGCTCGAAAACACTGAGAAGGCTCTTCGTGAGTCAGCTGCTCATGGTAGCTACCAGACTCTAACTGAGACTTCTTCAACTCTTCCAGTCAACGCAATGGGTTCATCTTCATCTGCTGCTGGTACTGGCGGTATCGATACTTTCGATCCTGTTCTAATCAGCCTCGTTCGTCGTGCAATGCCTAACCTAATTGCTTATGACATCTGCGGCGTTCAGCCAATGACTGGCCCAACTGGCCTTATCTTTGCTATGCGTTCACGTTATAACACTCAGGCTAACAGCACTGGCGGTTACGCTAACGGTGGTGTTGCTGATAACGAAACATTCTATAACGAAGTTAATACTGCATTCACTGGTTCTGGTTCACTAACTGGCGCTAATGCTAATACTTTCGGTAACGGTTTCGTTGGAACTATCCCAGGTGCTACTAATACTACACCTCTAACTGCTACTAACACCTATAACACTGGTGCTGGTATGACAACTGCTCAGGGCGAAGCTCTTGGCGTTGACTCTGGTAACACTTTCCCACAGATGGCTTTCTCAATCGAGAAGGTTACTGTAACTGCTCTAACTCGTGCTCTTAAAGCAGAATACACTATGGAACTTGCTCAAGATCTTAAAGCAATCCATGGTCTAGACGCTGAGACTGAACTTGCTAACATTCTTTCAGCTGAAGTTCTTGCTGAAATCAATCGTGAAGTAGTTCGTACTATCAACATCACTGCTACTCCAGGTGCACAGCTTAACACTACTACTGCTGGTGTATTCGATCTAGACACTGATTCAAATGGCCGTTGGTCAGTTGAGAAGTTCAAAGGTCTTATGTTCCAGTTAGAGCGCGAAGCTAACCAAATCGCTAAGCAGACTCGTAGAGGCAAGGGTAACATCGTTATCTGTTCTTCAGATGTTGCATCTGCTTTACAGATGGCTGGTGTTCTTGATTACACTCCTGCTCTTAACTCAAACCGTCTAGAAGTTGATGATACTGGCAATACTTTTGCTGGTGTTCTCAATGGCCGTCTAAAAGTTTACATCGATCCTTATGCTGTCGGTGGTAACTATCTAACTGTCGGCTATAAAGGCTCTTCAGCTTTCGACGCTGGCTTGTTCTACTGCCCATACGTTCCACTACAGATGGTTCGTGCAGTTGATCAAAGCACTTTCCAGCCAAAAATTGGCTTCAAGACTCGTTACGGCATGGTTGCAAATCCATTCGCCGAGGGTATTACTAAGGGCGCTGGACGTCTCCAGATCTCAACTAACGTCTACTATCGTAGAGTTATTGTTAACAACCTTATGTAAGATTAACTAAGTAGACCCCATAAACAAGGGGGCGAGAAACTTGGGGGGCAGCAATGCTCCCCTTTTTCATATATAAATAGTTTAAAGGAGCTAATATGACAGCGATTAATGATACACCAACTAATCTGAATTATCTTAGTCCACTCAACTTCAAGTTTTTGATAAAGAAAGCTCCTAATGTTAACTTCTTCATTCAGAAAGTTAATATTCCAAAACTAACATTAAAATCAGTAATAATCCCAAATCAATCCGTACCAGTTCCATATCCAGGAGATCACTTGGATTATGGAACATTGGATATTACGTTTAAAGTAGATGAAAAACTTCAGAACTATCTAGAAATACATAATTGGATCAGATATCTAGGTAAATTAGATTATAATGAATATTATAATTTAGAGAAGAATCCAACATATACAGGTGATGGTATATATTCTGATATTAATTTATCTGTTTTATCTAACATCAAAACAATCAACTATGATGTTGTATTTATTGATGCATATCCAGTAGAATTGTCAAGTGTCACATTTAATACGACTGATAATGATGTTAATTATCTAGAGGCTTCAGCTTCATTTAAATACACTTACTACAATATTGCACAAACAGTTTAATATAGTTTTCCTTGACATAAATGATTATACTTGGTTATTCTGAAATTGTCAAATCTTTTTTATTGACTTTTAGATATTTTTATAGTATAGTATGAAATATAATTGAGGAGAATTGTATGAATATTGAAGAGATCATGACTCTGTGGGAATCAGATACAAATATCGATAGAACCGAATTAGGGGATGAAGCTCTAAAGGTTCCCAAACTCCACAGCAAATATTATAATATTTTAATTAAAGAAAGATTACTGCTACGTAAACTCGAAGCAGAAATGAAACAACTAAAACTCGATAAGTATGAATTTCTCACTCAAGGACCAAACGACGAAACAAAAGAGAAAGGGTGGAAACTACCACCAAGGGGAATGATACTTAAAGGCGATCTACCAATGTATATTGATGCTGATAAAGATATGATTAATTTAAGTTTGAAAATTGGTATGCAACATGAGAAAATAGAATTCCTAGATTCAGTAATTAAGACTATTATTAACAGAGGCTATATAATAAAGAACGCTATTGATTGGCAAAGGTTTACGATGGGAGCATAATGGTAGATGTAGTTGAGATCGAGAAATTCGATGAGGTGTATATAAAGATCAAAGCTGATCCTGGTGTTATGATGGAGTTGAGTGAGTATTTTACTTTCAATGTCCCTGGCGCTAAATTCATGCCAGCATATAGAAGTAAATTTTGGGATGGTAAGATTAGACTTTTGAATGTTATGACTGGTTTATTATATGCTGGTCTTCTTAGATATGTTGAAGAATTCTGTAGATCAAGAGAATATATTATCGAACATCTTTCTGATTTTAGTTCAGAAGAATTTTCTGTCAAAGAAGCGAACGAGTTTATCGCTAAATTGAAACCAACCATGCAGCCAAGAGATTATCAGATCGAGGCGTTTATGCATGCAGTTCGTGAAAGGAGAGCTTTATTATTATCGCCTACCGCATCTGGTAAATCATTCATCATCTATCTATTAACGAGGTATTATGCGAGTCGCACTCTTATTGTTGTTCCAACTACTTCTCTTGTTTCTCAGCTTGCCTCTGATTTTGCTGACTACGGGTTTGACTCTAATATGTGGGTACATCGTGTATTTTCTGGACAAGATAAAGTATCAGATAAGCCGATTACCATCACAACGTGGCAATCGGTTTACAAATTACCTAAGACGTATTTCTCAAATTTTGATGTAGTGATAGGAGATGAAGCACATCTTTTTAAAGCAAAATCGCTTGCTTCTATTATGTCTAAACTTGATAATTGTAAATATCGCTTTGGCTTTACCGGAACTCTGGATGGAACTGAAACAAACCGCCTCGTTCTTGAAGGATTGTTTGGACCTGTTCGTAAAGTTATATCTACATCAGAATTGATTGAAAAGAAACATCTGGCGGAATTTAGTATTAAAGCATTAGTTCTCAGTTATCCTGATGAAGTTAGAAAATATGTTTCTTCTTTAAAATATCAAGATGAAATAGATTATATCGTCAGAATGCCAGAACGAAACAATTTTATTAAAAATTTAGCATTGTCTCTTGAAGGTAATACTCTTTTATTATTTCAATTCGTTGACAAACACGGAAAAGTATTATATGATATTATTAAGAGAGAAGCTGGTGATAGGAAAGTGTTTTATGTTTCTGGTTCTGTAGATGGAGAAGAACGAGAAGAAATTAGAAGGATTGTGGAAAATGAATCAGATGCTATTATTGTCGCTAGTTATGGTACTTTTTCTACCGGCGTCAATATTAAGAATCTGCATAGTGTTATTTTTGCTAGCCCAAGCAAGTCTCGCATTCGGAATCTTCAGTCCATTGGCAGGGGGTTACGTAAGTCTGATACTAAAACTGCTGCTACCTTATACGACATAGCAGATGATTTAACTTGGAAGAACAGAAAGAACTTTACTATACTACATTTTATGGAACGAATTAAGATATATAATGAAGAGAAGTTCAAGTACAAACTCTATCAGGTAAAATTGAAAGTAACATAAATGGAGTATTTCATTGAGAACAAAACAACATTACAACTATTTCCTAGTTTAGTGTTTCAGGGTAAGATAAATGATGATAGTCTGTGTGATAGATTAGAAGAATATCTTTTGTCTTTGTGGAAAAATAAAGAGGGAATATTTGCCGAAGAAGAGGGGTTTACTTCTCACGATAATCTAAATGATAAACCAGAATTAAAAGAGTTATCTGATATTGTTTTGAAAGAAAGTAATTTTATACTAAATTTCTTTAAAGTAAAAAGAGACTCGCATTTTATAACTTCAATGTGGGCGAATATTTCTAGAGGAAGAAATATGCATCTAAAGCATATTCATCCTAATTCTTTTTTAAGTGGAGTGTTTTATGTTAAAACTCCAAAAGATTGTGGTCAGTTAGTAATAACAGACCCAAGACCTGGAAGTGAAGTAATACAACCAGACTATCATGAACGTGATGTATATAATTGTGGAAAGTATCATATTATACCAGAAAAAGGTAATATACATTTTTGGCAGAGTTGGTTGCCTCATTGTGTAGAAAAAGCATATTCTAAATCAGAAGAGAACAGAATATGCATTGCCTTTAATATTATGATAAAAGGTAAAGCTGTGAACCCAACTCAGAGATATGATTTTAATTGAGGCTAGAAATATGAGAAAGAAAAACAATTACATTAACAACAAAACACTTTATGGTTCTATGATTCATTACAAAAATGAAGTCAAAGAGGCAAAAGCAAACGACGAAGAAGCTCCAATTGTTCCAAAGTATATTGGGGAGTCTATCATTCTTATCTGTAGTAATCTAGCAAAGAAACCAAACTTTTCTGGATATACATATAAAATGGATATGATTTCAGATGCAATTATGGACTGTGTTGCAGCTGTGGATAATTTTGATCCGGAAAGAACAAATAATCCTTTTGCCTATTTTACACAAATTGCTTGGAATGCTTTTATTCGTAGAATACAAAAAGAGAAAAAACAAACCTATATAAAACATAAGAATTTTGAAAACAGTTTTATGATGAATGAACTCTGGTCAGATGCTGAGAATATACATCTTAAAGCAAACGAATACTCCTCCGAAATAGTAAGATCTTTTGAAGATAAAAATAACTTGCCTAAAACTAAAAAGTCAAGTAAAATGGTTGGAGTAGAAAAGTTCTCAGGAGAAGAAGAAAATGAAAAAGAATCTACATCTAGTGCCAATTAATATTTCTGACATCGCAGAAAGACTGGACTCAAAAACCCTATCTGAGAACGAGAAAGTAAATCTTTTGTTGAGGTTAGAAGCAATTCGTGACTTTTCTGCATCTGTGGTCGCAAAACATTCTCGTGGCCCAATATTGGTGCAAAATAAGAAATGAAAATTGGCCTTTTAACAGACAGTCATGCAGGAGTAAGAAATGACTCTTTGGCATTTCATGATTATATGCAGAAATTTTATTCTAATGTTTTTTTCCCTTATCTTGCTGATAATGGAATACGCACTGTTGTGCATTGTGGGGACATTATTGACCGTCGTAAGTATATTAACATCAACACGGCGTATCGTTTACGAAAAGATCTCATCGAGCCAGCCTTAAATCAAGGCATCGAATGGCATCAGATTATTGGTAATCATGATACGTATCATAAAAATACTAATAAAGTGAGTTCTTTTATTGAACTTTTTGGCTCATACGAGAACTATACGACCCTAAATATATATGATGACACAACCGAAGTAATGTTCGGTGATACTAAAATTCTGTTAATTCCGTGGATATGCGATGAGAATAGAGAACATTCTTTTAATCTGATAAGGAATACAGATGCGCAAATTGCTTTCGGTCATTTGGAACTCGAAGGCTTCGAAATGTTTAAGGGATCCATCGTTTCACATGGCGACGATCCAACTCTGTTTGGACGTTTTGATATTGTCTGTTCTGGGCATTACCATCATCGGTCAAACCGTGGTAATATTTATTATCTCGGTTCTCCTGCAGAGTATACTTGGTCTGATTACAATGATCCTCGAGGGTTTCATATCTTTGACACAGAAACAAGAGAACTAACATTTATTGAAAACCCCTATAAGATGTTTAAGAAAGTTTGGTATAATGATGGGAGCGAAGAGTTCCTAGACAGCGAAATGGATTATGAGCAGTTTGCAGGTTGTATTGTTAAGGTAATCGTTCAGGAAAAGAATAATCCTTTCTGGTTTGAAAAGTTTGTTGATAATATAGAGAAACAAAATCCAGTAGATATACAGATTGTTGAAGATCATTTAAATCTTGGTCTAGAAGAAGATCAGGATATTGTCAACGAAGCTGAATCAACTCTTGAAATATTCAACAAATATATTGATAATGTCGAAATTAAAGGTGTAGATAAAATAAAGTTACAAAAGAAAATAAGTGAATTGTATCATGAGGCATTGACACTAGAATGATATATTTTAAAAAGATTAGATGGAAGAATTTACTTTCTACAGGTAATGTGTTTACTGAAATAGACTTATGTGGTAAAGATACAACTCTTATAGTTGGTCAGAATGGAGCTGGTAAATCAACTCTTCTTGATGCTTTATCTTTTGGTTTATTTGGTAAACCATTTCGTAAAATCAACAAACCACAACTCGTTAACTCAATCACAGAAAAAAACTGTGTGGTAGAAGTAGAGTTCTCTATTGGCACAAATCAATATAAAATTATTCGTGGAATTAAACCTAACATATTTGAAGTTTATCAGAACGAAGACATGCTAAATCAGTCTGCCGATGTCAAAGATTATCAAGAAATATTAGAGAAACATATTCTGAAGGTAAATCACAAATCATTTAATCAAGTTGTTATTCTTGGATCAGCAACTTTTCAGCCATTTATGCAGTTACCGGGAGGTCATCGTAGAGAGATTATCGAGGATCTTCTTGATCTTCAAATTTTCACTACGATGAATTCTTTATTGAAAGATAAAATACTAAAGAACAATGACAGTATCAGTAATGTTGTTTCAGAAAAAAGATTAATTGAATCTAAAATTGAAATGACAAAAGAACATCTAAAAGAGATGCAATCTAATACTGATAAATTGATTGAGGAAAAACAATCTCAAATAAATGATACTGATAAACAAATAACAGAAATATATATTAAACATAACACTATAGTTGATGAAATAGATAAACTACAATTACAAGTAGAGGACAATGAAAGCATTTCAAAGAAGATCAATAAACTCTCGCAATTACGGCACCAAATCCATGCGAGAATGTCGCTCCTCAATGATGATGTTGAGTTCTTCAGCAAAAACACAAGCTGCCCGACCTGTAAACAAGAGATCGAAGAAGAATTTAAAAATAAGTCTATTACAGAAAAGCAAGATCAAATTAAAGAAATTGAAAATGGACTTGAAAAACTTTCTGAAGAATATGAGACAGCTAATGTTCGATTAAAAGAAATAATGGAGATTAATAGTAAAATTCAAAATCTTCAGATGGAGAAAATTGAATTAAATACTAATATGAATTCAATGTCTCGCTTTTGTAAAATATTAGAAAAAGAGATTCTGGAATTACGTAATAAAGAAACTAAAGATATTAAAATTGTAGATTTCGAGAACGACCTTAAAGATATAGAGAATAAGTATATTGAGTTATCAGAAGAAAAAAATGTATTATCTATCGCTTCTAGTATGCTTAAAGATGGCGGCATTAAATCTAAAATAATTAGACAATATATTCCTGTAATTAATAAGTTAATTAATAAGTATCTGTCTTCAATGGATTTCTTTGTTTCTTTTGAACTCAATGAAGAATTTGTTGAGAGCATTAAGTCTAGATACAGAGATGATTTTACTTATGCTTCTTTTTCTGAAGGAGAAAAACAAAAGATCGATCTAGCATTATTGTTTACTTGGAGAGCAGTAGCAAAACTAAGAAACTCCATAAATACTAATCTATTGATCATGGATGAAGTGTTTGACTCTTCTCTCGATCAGAATGCCACTGACTATCTTATGAATATTATTAGAGATATATCTAAAGATAGTAATATAATTATCATATCGCACAAAGAACACATGAACGAAAAGTTCACAAACGTATTAAAATTTGTTAAACATAAGAATTTCTCACAATTACAGGAGTAGAAAATGTTTGGATGGTTGAAGAATTTATTTAATTTTGGTGATTTTCAATTCAATCCTGAACCACTTGGATTGTATTCTGTTGATGTAATTGATCCAAATAAATTAAAAGGAAAAGATAGACCACTATATGTAAAACAAGTATTAATTGATCTTGGTTGGAAAGACTTTCAGGCAGCTGCTATGTGTGGTCAGTTTATGCAAGAATCTTATACAGACCTTCGTTGTAATGTTTGGGGCGATAAACATACTGCGTATGGTATTGCCCAGTGGAGAGGCAATAGACTTGCTGACCTTGAAACATTCGCAAAGAATTTGAATAAAGAAATAGGTGATCTAGATACACAAGCACGTTTTGTTAACTGGGAGCTTACCAAAGGTTCGCAGAAAAATGTTGGTAATAAATTGAAGAAAACAAAAGATATTGACGAAGCTCTGTTAGTTGCTATTGGTTATGAACGACCACGTGGTTATACTACAGCAAATCCTGAGAATGGTGACGGATTTGCTAATCGTTGCAAATATGCAAAGAGTTTAATGTAATGGAACTTGTAAAACAAGATAATCCTATTTTAACAAAAGTTTGCGAGGATTTTGATTTTCAGAATCCTCCATTCGATCCTGTTGAGTTTGCTAAAGATATAATGGCTTTTCTTTATGAGAACAATGGATTGGGACTGGCAGCAAATCAGATAGGAATTCCTTATCGTATATTTGCTATGAGAGGAGCACCAGAAAACTTTGTTTGTTTCAACCCAAAGACTGTGACAATATCAAACGATAAAGTTGTCTTAGAAGAAGGTTGTTTATCATATCCTGGTCTTTTAGTTAAAGTTAAAAGACCTTCTATGATCAGAACAAGATTCACCACACCAAATGGCGATACTATTACAAGACAATTCATTGGTATGTCAGCAAGAGTCTATCAACACGAAATGGATCATCTAGATGGCATTAGGTTTTTTGACAAAGCTAATAAGTTTCATAAAGATCAGGCGTTCAGAAAATGGAAAAGAAAATAATCCCAGCAAGAATAGAAGATGCCGTAATCATAAAGAATATCGACGACGTAAGTTTCGAGAAGATATTTCATGAAGATCTAAAATACTATGAGCAATGTTTTAAAAATGGATACGATGTTTTTCTTTTGATGGTAGATGGTATAGCTGCAGGAGCGTTGATACTTTCGTTTATAGATTATGAAACAGTTGGTATTGAATCTATCTCAATAGCGCCTCAGTACCAGAAAAAGGGTTTAAGTAAATTCTTAATGGATTTTGTGGATGTTTATGCTGCTCCATATAAAAAGATTATTCTTGAAGTTTATATCGGTAACAAAAAAGCGATTGACATTTATACTAAAAAAGGGTATGATATAATTGCTACGTTGGAAGATTATTATGCTGATGGTTATAATGCATATGTTATGGAGAAAAAACTGTGAAGTATTTTGATTTTGATATGCTCAACAAACATTTCGATGAACGATTATCATATATCTCTTCTTGGCTGTGGTTTATAATCATAGTCATGTCAGTATATGGTATTGCCAAAATGTTCTTAAAGTATGATAACTGATGAATATATTCTTTATCGATGAAAATCCTGTTCAAGCTGCGCAGTGGATGGTAGATCGTCATGTTGTTAAGATGATCTTAGAATCTGCACAGCTTCTTTCAACCGCACATCGTATTCTCGATGGCAAAGAAATTCAGATACAAGCAAACATAGAACAAGAAGATGGTTCTCTCAAAACTCGCAAAAAGAAATTATGGATATTAGGAGACGCTCGTGACACAGTTTTATATTCAGCTACGCACATTAATCATCCGAGTTGTATATGGACTCGCGCAAGCGTTGAGAATTATAATTGGTTAGTTGATCATTTCTTTGCTCTTATGCAAGAATATAATTATCGTTATGAAAAACAACATAAATGTTTTGGTGAACTTAGTTATATGCTACAATCTCCACCAAAAAATCTAGAAGAATACGATATGACAGTAATTCCATCTGCTATGGATGATAAGTATATTGTGTCTGATAATCCTGTTGTTAATTATCGTAATTACTACAAAAATGGTAAAACCCATCTTCATAAATGGAAAAAACGTGAGGCTCCGGAGTGGATAAATTAAAAGAAACAGTCATTATTGATGACATTATATCAAACGATTTACAAGATAAATTTCATGATCTAGTCATGTCTCAGCCATTTAGGTTTTTGAAAGACATGTCTTATACTGATGGAGAAATTGTTAATCCATCTTATGGGTTCAATTTATTGTTTAAACATCCAGAATATGGAGTATTATCTCCATTGTATGAACAAGTATGTGTTCCTATTGTCAATTCTGTGATAGAAAAACTTACTTTAGAGATTAAAGATATATATTATACTAGAGCTTTTCTTCAAGTTCCTTTGTCTAAAAAATTTTACAAAGGTAAAAATGGAGTACACGTAGATATACCAGATCCACATTATGCTTGTGTTTACTATTTGAATGACTCAGATGGAGATACTATTATATACGAACAGAACATACATGATACTGATCCTGGTTCTAAAGGCGTAGATTTGATAAGACACAAAACAGTTACACCGAAAAAAGGTAGATTTGTTATGTTTGACGGTGCAAGGTATCACTGTTCGAGCCAGCCACAAGAAAACTATCGTTGTATAATAAACTTTGACTTAATATAAGGAATGTAGTATAATGTCAAATATGTTTCAGGATGTAAAAGATTTTCAAACAGCTGTTGGGCAGAATGTTGGAACAAAACCAGAATTACCTGATGGTGCTGAACGAGAGTTGAGACTTAAACTACTAAAGGAAGAATATGAAGAATACATTCAAGGAGAATGCCAAAACGATGTGGAGAATATTGCTAAAGAGCTCGCTGATATTATTTACATTGTTTGTGGCACTGCTGCATCTTACGGTATTCCCCTCGATAAAGTCTTCGACGCAGTACACGCCTCGAATATGGCAAAATTAGTTGATGGTAAACCAGTACGCCGTGCTGATGGTAAAATTCTGAAACCAGATGGTTGGCGACCACCTGATATTAAATCTATTTTATGGAGTGAGTGATGGTTAAACAGATTGTAGCAAAAGAAAAAATTGATTGCACACATCTTCTTGGTACATTCCTTGACGAAAGTCATTTTGATGTGGTAATTGAAGAAGATTGTGACGGTTATCAACCTGCCATATGCGATCTTGGGCAGAAAGCAGTTTGTGATATTGAATGTGATAATTGTGATAAAGGTCATGACGAGCGTAGAATTGCTTTTAAGTTTCGCAAGAATTTCTTTTCTAAAGAAGAACAGGATATGGCTTATCGTGGTTTGAGAGAAGCTGCGACAGAAAGTCAAAATCGTGGTCTTGCTGCTGGGCCACGTGGAGAAATGTTAGCAACGGAGGGTCGTGGCGGTAGAGATTGGGTTACTCCTTATCAACACGAGATTCTTGATTTTCTTTTGGATGATGGTGCTAATCTTTACAATGATACTTCGATTGCGAGTATTCGCGAGAAGTATAAAAATGGCAACCCAAAGGATTCAGATGAAACACGTGGAACTGTTTGGTTACGTTCAGAAGTAACTAAAAGATACCCTGAATATCATGGCTGGTTTGATAAATGGGTAGATGGTCTTAGTAACAAATCTAAAGATGAAGTTCTAGCAGAAGCAAAAATGGTTGCCGAGAAGTGGGCATCTACAACCAATTATGCTAAATCTGTATTCTCCGGTGTTGCTGGTTGGTATGATAGATACCCAAGAATTCCTTATGGTCGTGCTACTTCTTATACTGAGAAACACCCAGAATTGTTTGAACTAGCATATCCTTTCCTTCAAACATTGAATGATGGTTTTAAAGAATTACTTCCTTGGCGTTGGGCAAACCAGAAACGTCAAGCAGATAAACTTGATCCACGTTTCTTGGTTCCTGGAACTGTTTTCACAACAATTACTGTTAATAAAACTTTCCGTACAGCAGCACATCTTGATGCTGGTGATTATGCCGATGGCCTAAGTAATCTACTTGTTCTAGGAACTGGAGAATATACTGGAGGTTATCTTGTATTTCCGGAATATCGTATTGCTATTAATGTTCGCCCTGGTGATCTTCTTCTTGTCAACAATCATGAAGTTATCCATGGAAACACACCTATTGTTCTTAACAATCCTGACGACCCTACTTGTGAGCGTATTTCTGTAGTATGTTACTTCAGAGAAAAGATGTTAGAACTACAGTCTTATGAGTATGAAAATCTAAGACGTAAATATGTTGATGAACGTAGACTAAATAAATCACACAAACTACAACGTCCGTTGTGGAATGGTATCTCTCCCGGAATGTGGGAAGAAAAAGAATGGTATGATTTTCTCCATGCTCATGGTATGAAAGATCCATATGGTAATGATGAATTGGCGAGTTTGGAAGGATTTTTCTAATGGATTATCAAATAGCAATCCCATCATACAAACGTCCAGAAACTATCAAAAAGAAAACATTGAAAGTTCTCGAGAGTTATAATATTGATCCTTCTCGTATTACAATTTTCGTGGCGGATGATGAAGAACTTACTAAGTATAAAGAATCCTTAAAAGATACACCTTATCAGAAACTTGTTGTTGGTGTTCATACCATTGGTGCCCAACGTAACTTCATCGAAAAGTATTATCCTGAGGGAACAAAACTCATGATGTTTGATGATGACGTTGAAGAAGTTCAAAAGAAAATTAGTGAACAAAAGCTCGGAAGAATTGACAATTTAGAAGAAGAGGTTATAATAAAAGGGTTTGAAGAATGCGAGAAAATTGGAGCTAAGACTTTTGGTATCTACGCAGCTTCTAATGCTTATTTTATGAAAGATAGAATATATACCAAACTTTGTTATATTATTGCCTCTATGTTTGGAGTTATTGTCGAACATTCCAACGATCTTGAGCGTGTGACAAATCATGGCGAAGATTATGAATATTCTATTCGTCAGTATATACGTAATGGTTCGGTTGTTAGGTTTGACAATTATACAGTAAAATCTAACTATTATAAAGAAGATGGTGGATTACAAACTATTCGCACAAAAGAATATGTTTATGAATCTATTAAAAAGATCGCAGATATGTTTCCTGATTTCTGTACGATGTATATCAGAGAATCGACTGGTAATGCTGAATTGAGATTAAAGGATACAAGAAAAGAAGTTGGAAATACTTTAGAAAGTTTCTTTTGATTATTGGAGGAATTATGGCAAAGGTGACGCATGGTGGGTATATGTTTGAGAATGGTGATACATTTACCCAAACAGTATCTGTTTCTTCTACAGGTTCTTTAAAATTAGAACCACTTTACAAATATGCAGAAGGACAGATTATATCAGATTTCAAAGAATATATAGATAAAACGTATCAGCAGCACTACAAGACAGAAGAAGATAGGATCGAATGTTTTGATGCTTGGATTGCTCTTGATGATGCCACACCTACTTTCAGAAATACTGCTTTAAAGTATTTGTGGCGTTATGGTAAGAAGAATGGTAATAATAAAGATGATTTAATGAAAGCTCTTCATTATATTCTAATGTGTTTATATAACGATCATTACAAGAAAGGTGAATAAATTATGGAAATTCAAATCCCAGTAGAAAAGCTACGCGAACGTGGACTGTTTGTTGCCACTCCTATGTATGGTGGTCAGTGCGCAGGTATGTTTGCTCGTTCAGTAGCTGATTTGTCGGCTCTGTGCACAAAGTATGGTATTCCTTTACAGTTCTATTTCTTGTTCAATGAGTCGTTGATTACTCGAGCAAGAAACTATTGTTGCGATGAATTCATGCGTTCTAACACACAACACATGATGTTTATTGACTCTGATATTGGTTTCAATCCACAAGATGTTATTGCTCTTATGGCTCTTCAAGCAAATGACGAGAAGTATGACATCATTGGTGGCCCATATCCTAAGAAGTGTATCTCTTGGGAAAAGATTAAGCACGCTGTTGATAAAGGTGTTGCTGATGAAGATCCAAACGTTCTGGAGAAGTTCGTTGGTGATTATGTGTTCAATCCAAAGGGTAATCAGACAAGCATTCCTCTTTCAGAACCAGTTGAGGTTCTTGAGATTGGAACTGGTTTTATGATGGTAACAAAGAATGCTATGCAGAAATTCTACGATTCTTATAAAGATCAGTACTCATATAAACCAGATCATGTTCGCACTGAACATTTTGATGGTTCACGTGAAATCCTTATGTACTTCCAAGCAGAAGTTGATCCAGTTTCTAAGCGATATCTTTCAGAAGACTACTGGTTCTGCCAGAAAGCGCAGCAGATTGGTCTAACAACTTGGTTCTGTCCTTGGATGGTTCTACAACATGTTGGTACATATATTTTTGGTGGGTCTCTTGCTGATATTGCTTCAGTTGGTGCATCAGCTACAGCTGATCCGTCAAAACTTGGTGGTAAGAAAAAGAAGTAAGCGAAAGGATATATTATGAATATTAGTGCAAACACCGTTACTGTTCTTAAAAACTTCCATTCTATCAATCCTTCGATTGTTATCAAGGAAGGCAATGTGCTGGAGACTATCTCCAGCACTAAAACAATCAAAGCAAAAGCAGTAGTTAATACTACTTTCCCTCGTCGGTTTGCTATGTATGATCTCAATAAATTAATCTCTATGATTAGTTTTTATGAGAATCCACAATTAAGGTTTGAGGACAATAGCGTAGTTGTATTTGATGGAACAGAACAAACAGTTATTCCTTATTCAGATGAATCAACTATAATTAAGGTTCCTGAAAAGGAAATTAAGTTGCCTTCTATTGATGTTTCAGTTAAGATTACTAATGATAATATCAAGAAGGTAGAAAAGGCTCTTGGATTGCTTTCTGTTCCAGAAATCTTTATTTCAGGAGATGGTAATACTGTTTATCTCCAAGCAGCTGATTCAAAGAATCCATCAAGTTATTCTCACTCTATTCCTGTTGGAGAGACGGATAAAACTTTCCGTGCAATTTTTAAAGCGGAGAATATTAAAGTTTTGCCAGGTGATTATAATGTTGAAATTTGTTCTAAAGGTATCTCAAGGTTCTTTAACGATAATCTAGAGTACTTTATTGCAGTTGAATCAACTTCAACTTTCTGATAAAATTGGGGGTCTTGCACCCCCTTCTTTTTGTTATGATGGAGAAATGTGATGAGAATGCCAAAGAGACCCAGAACTGGGGTCGTCACGAGAAAGATTGCAGAAGATTTACAAGTAACGACCATTTATGGTAACAAAGAAGTTGTTAAAATTACTTGCGCAACTTGTGGTATTCCGAAACTAAAATCTGAATTTTATTTAGAATCCAAAAGTAAAAGGAAGTACCAAAATCAAGTAAGAAAACAGTGTGTTAATTGTTGGGATCAATACAATGGATACATGGGTCCAAACAAAACTGTTTCTAGCAACAATATTATATCATTCTGTGAAGAGGTCGTAGATGCTTGAGCAATTTTTGTGGGTAGAGAAATATCGCCCAAAGACTATAGAAGAAACTATTTTACCTTGTGACTTAAAAGCAGTATTCCAACAGTTTGTCGATCAGAAAAGTATACCTAATCTTATACTTACTGGAACAGCAGGTATTGGAAAAACTACTGTAGCAAAAGCAATGCTCGAACAACTTGGTTGTGATTATATTGTAATTAATGGATCTATGAATGGCAATATCGATACCTTACGAAATGAAATTCTTAACTTCGCATCAGCAGTATCATTATCAGGTGGAAGAAAATACGTTATCCTTGATGAAGCAGATTACCTTAATGCCAACAGCACTCAACCTGCACTTCGCAACTTCATGGAAGAATTTTCCAGAAACTGTGGATTTATTCTCACATGTAATTTCAAAAATAGAATTATCGAACCGTTACATTCTAGGTGCTCTGTCATAGATTTTAAAATAAATAAAAAAACAACAGCTAAACTGGCTGCTCAATTTTTCAAAAGATGCTGTCTGATATTGGAACAGGAGGAAATTAAACATGACAAAGCAGTTGTGGCAGAAGTTATCAACAAACACTTCCCAGACTGGAGGCGTGTACTCAATGAATTACAGAGATATTCTGCTACTGGCAGTATTGATTCTGGTATTCTTGCCAATCTTCAGGAAACTTCCATCAAGCAGCTTATTGAGTTCATAAAAGAAAAGAATTTCACTGAAGTCCGTAAATGGGTATTTGAAAATCTAGACACAAACGTAAATGAATTGTTCAGAAAATTATATGACACTTCTTCTGAATATCTTAAACCAAATGAAATTCCAGCTTTTGTTTTGCTTATAAGTAAATATCAATATCAGTCTGCTTTTGTTGCAGATCAAGAAATAAACTTGGTTGCATTTTTCTCTGAAGTAATGTTAGAAGGTTTCTATAGATGAACCCTTTTGACTTAGTAAATGATATATCATATGCAAAGAAATATATTCTAGAAGAAGAAAAGCATTATTTACCCTTTATAGTAAATACTCATTTTTCTTATTTTGGTGATTCTATATTCTTTGCTAATGAAATGAATATGAATTACCATTTAGATAAGAAATTACAACATGACTATTATTTTCATGCCCTTCGTAAAAACAAAAGAAAGTCTAAATGGCACAAAAAAGGAAATGAAGACTCATTAGATTGCATACAACGTTATTATGGATATGGACCACAAAAGGCAAAAGAAGCTGCCAAGATCTTATCCAAGAAACAGGTCGAATATATTGTTAAAAAAATGACTCCAGAAGCATAAACACAATTTTATATAAATATTCGGTATGCAATAATAATAAGAAAAGGGTGAATTATGAATGATATTTTAGACTCTCTAATTGAGGTTAAGATTGATGGAGAAGAGTCTTTCTTAAAGATCAAAGAAACTCTAACTAGAATTGGTGTTGCTTCTCGTAAAGAAAACAAGTTATACCAATCCTGTCATATCTTCCATAAACAAGGGCATTATTATATTGTCCATTTTAAAGAAATGTTTATAATTGATGGAAAACCATCAAATTTCTCAGAAGAAGATATGGGTCGCCGAAACAAAATTGCAGAACTACTCCAAGACTGGGGTCTATTGAAAATTGTAGACCAAGAAAGAATCAAAGATCCAATCGCACCAATGAATCAGATCAAAGTTCTTAATTATAAAGAAAAAGATCAATGGACATTGGAAGCAAAATATCAGATAGGTCGTAAACGAACCACTTAATGGAGAAAATATATTATGTTTGGATTTACTGTGAAGAAAAAAATTGAAACTCCAGCTGATGAAAAAATAGAGGAAATTAAGAATATTTTATTTCCTCCTTCCTCAGTAAGAGAAAAGTACGACGAAGAACAAGATAAAACAATCAAATATCAAGTAGACTACAGCATAGATATGAATCTAGATGCTGCTATCATTGATCTACAATCCGGTTACAATGATGAAACAGTCATAAATACTCTCAATGATACTTTAGATCGACTCTATAAAGTTAGAGAACTACTCGAAGCTCATGCCGAGATTGATAAAAATGCCGAGTATATTATTGTCGACTCGATGAAACATAATCCGGATCTCGAGAATATAGAAGCATCAGAAATTTGACTTTTTCAGAAATTTAAAGTATAATAGATATACGATAGGAGATCGCGTATGTCTATGCATATTCTTCCCGCTTATTACACAACAACTGTTTCTCGACGTAAGTCCAAGAAAAAAACTAAAGATAAAATCACACAACACGATATATGGTTACTTAAGAATGGTGTTCATCCTGAACAAATTCGTTTAAAGAAAACAGTTGACAAAAATTGGAAAAAAGAGTATAATGAATCGTTGAAGGTTGATCGTAGTGATTATGTTTCCTCAGGTTTGTCAGGTTCTAAGTCTTCCTGCGCAAAACGTGATATTATGACCAATCTTCACAAAGAACCAAAACATGTGCAAGATGCAATTTTAGAGAAAGCGTCAAGAGTTATGCCACTTTATAACAAAGGTGGTTTACAGTTACTTTCTCCAAAAGATGATTTAACTCAAATCGGTACCAAGTCTAGAAGAGGATAATTATAATGGTTAAGACAACAGTAAGTGAGACTAATATCCTTACGGATAAAATTTCTAAAATCAGTGAATCTTTTACTATCAATATGTATAATAATGGATTCATGTTAGAATTTAGTGGTAATGATAACAACGATGATTGGGCTACCATCAAGATCGTTTGTAAAACCACTAAAGAAGTCTTGGATTTGATCCAAGAAGCTGTTAAAATGCAACGTTATTGAGGAGAAAATATATGACTGCTAGTATTACTAAGGTTGAGAAAGTTTTTGAAGCTCTTGTTGGTCGTGGTGAAGAGTTAACTGCTGCTCAAATCAAGACACGTTATGGTATTGCTAACCCACATGATGCTATTTACCAGATCCGTCAGCAGGGTTATGCAATTTATTTGAACGAGAAGAAGAACTCAAAAGGTGAAACTGTTGCTCGTTATCGTTACGGCAATCCTTCTCGTAAGCTAGTTGCTGCTGGCTATCGCGCATTGGCCGCTGGCCTCTGAGATAGAGGGAGTTAATCTCCCTCTTTTACAAATGAAAATATTAATTATTGGATTACCTGGAAGCGGTAAAACAACATTTTCCAAAAAACTTTACGAAGAACTAGAAAAAAGAAATATTCTAGTTGCTAGATATAATGGCGATGAAGTTAGAGAATATTATAAAGACTGGGATTTTTCTTCGGCAGGAAGATTGAGACAACTAGACAGAATGGTCGAAAATGCTGAACTGTGCGAAAGAAATGGCATAGTATCTATTTGTGATTTTATTTGCCCATATGAATTATTCAGAGATTATTTTGATGCGAACATAACAATATGGATGGATACCATAAAAGAAAGCAAATACGAAGACACAAATAAGGTATTCGAGGAACCTTCTAAATACGATTATCGTATAACAAGTTTCCAACAAATTGATAATTTCGATTTTTTCCCGATAGCTCAGTTGGTAGAGTAGGTGACTGTTAATCACTTGGTCCTTGGTTCGAGTCCAAGTCGGGGAGCCATTTAACTTGACAATTACCTCTTTTGATGGTAATATATAGTTAAGGTTGATCGCTCAATAGATCCGTGTGGTCCAAAGGTTAGCCCACTCCTAATGGAGAGAAATATGAAAAAGAAAGTTATCACATTACTAACAATTCTTGGTATTTCACTTGCCGCTGTCGCTCCTGCTAATGCTTGGTGGCGTGGTGGTGGATACTATGGTGGATATGGCCGTGGATTCTATGGTGGTTATGGTTATGGTGGATATGGCGCAGCTCTGGGTATTGGTGCTGGTGCTGCTCTACTTGGTGGTATCATCGGAGGTGCTATTGCTAATGGTGGTGGCTACTATGGTGGTGGTTATTATCCTTATGGCAACTATTATGGTGGATATGGTTACGGTTATCCTTATGGTGGCTATTACGGGTGGTAAAATGAAAAATTTGCTATTGACTCTTTTGTGTGTTATTGCTTTTACTTCACAAGCAAAAGCATTTAATGATGACTTCTTCAACTTCGGGGACGCTCAGTACAATATATACAATGATAATCGTCGTGTTACGCAAAAGAAAACAGTAGTAAAGAATTATTATAACACAATAGTAAAGGAAGTGCCAGTTCCGGTACCAGTACCTGTGGCACCTCCACCAATTCCTCCTCGTGTCATACTTCCTTCTTGCCGTATGGTTCCCGCGCAGCCAATATTGGATCCTTATGGAAGAGTTCTGGATTATATGTATATGAGAGTTTGTTATTAAGCTGCTGTAGCTCAGCTGGTAGAGCAACTGATTAGTAATCAGTAGGTCGGGAGTTCAAATCTCTCCAGCAGCACCACTAAGGTAATAATATGAGTAAAGAAATACTTAGAAGACAGGCAATATTCAGAGTTGTCATGTTCTTTCTTATAACTATCGTAATTGGATTTGTTGCAGGGGATCTACACGTTTTCTCAAGCATGAATTAAAATGATTACTTCTCGTGATGAAAAATATATGGCATTTACTCGTAGAATAGCCATACAAAACACTAACTCGCAGAACAGAGCAAGACTGGCTGCGAGTTTAGTCATACGTAATGATATTGTTTCTATTGGTCAAAATTCTATCAAATCACATCCTCTTCAAAAGAAGTTTGCTAAAAACATTGAAGCTATTTTTAAACATGCAGAAGTAGATTGCATAATTAATGCATTGAGGCACGTAGACGCCGAACAGTTATCAAAAGCAACCCTATATATACATAGAGTAAAAAAACAAACAAAAGATTCCGTGGAATGGTCTGATGGATTTGCGGAACCTTGTATTGGTTGCAAACAAGCAATTAAACATTTTAATATTAAAAGAGTAATATTTTCTAGCGATGAAAACAAAAGCTATATTGAAATAAATAACACGTCCACATGAAGTGGTCAAATGATAAGGAGATTATTATGTTAAATGGATATAAGACATATATTGTTGCTACGTTAATCGCAGTTTTTGGTGTTCTTGCTCAGTACGACTGGAATGGGTTTCTTAACGATCCAAAAGCTGGATGGGTGGCCCTTGCTTCTGCTGTTATTATGGCAATCATGAGATCAATTACGCAAATCACTACTGTTAAAGAAGCACTATATACTGAACCACCAAAACCAAATACAAAACCAACCCCTACTACTAAGAAGAAATGAGGATTTTATGAAAAAGATTATTGTTCTAGTGACCGCAGGTTTTCTCGGTCTATCCGTTGCTGGTTGTTCTTCAACCGGTACTACATCACCAACAGTGGTAACAACCATTTCTGATGTTCAGGCAGTTGTTTCGAGCGCTTGTGGATTCTTACCAGCAGCAACAACTATCGCTTCAATCATATCAGCAAACCCTGCTGTTGCAACAGCTTCTCAGATTGCAGGTATTATTTGTCAGGCTGTCTCAAAGAAGTCTGCTTATAGAGGCGCAGCTGCTCCAACTGTGGTAGTTAATGGCCAGACGATCGAAATTAAAGGTCATTTTGTAAGATAAAAATATTATAAATAATATTAATATGGCTGGTACCTCTGATGCGAATCAAGTACCAGTCTTCTTTTTGCCTAAATATAAGGCGAATTTTGAATTGTCTCTGTTGATCAGATAATGTAAATCCAACAGAGAAAGGAACTATGAAAACAAAGATAAGCCATTTCTTCGGCGACCAAGAAGATTTAGACTTACAGCTTGTTAAACTTTCACTTGACTTAGAAAACTCAAAAGAATCAGAAGCTCTAGAAAAAGGCTGGCTGATATACGATAATACCTGGTATACTTGCAGATCATCAAGAATTGTTGTTGATGAATATAATTATCAAATAAATTCTTCAAGTTCTAAAAAGAAAATTAAGAATTATTCTTTTGAATACAAAGATAAATTCGAAATAAACGATTCTGTAATTAAAGTATATAATAGATTTCTAGAGATTAAAAAGTTCAAAAAATTTTATCCATTAGAAAAAGATATGGAAAGAAGTTCCGGAGTATTTGTTTATAATAAAGAAAATGAATTGGTGGCTTATACTAAGATGGTAAAGTATGATGGTGGTATAGAAAGCCAGTTTACTGTTTGGGATTATTCTGAACCAAGAGCATCAATTGGTAAATATCTTGTTGATTATGAGATTGATGCAACCATAGCTCTAAATTATAAATATCTTTATATTGGTCCAGTGTATGGCCTTAATTCTATCTATAAGATGAACTTTGGTGGATTCGAATGGTGGGATGGAGAAAACTGGAAAAAAGATGATCATGAATTATTTAAAATCTTAGAAAGAGATTCTAAGATTAATACATTAGAAGAGTTAAGTAATGCATTCATTCAAAATACACAAATATATAAATGATCCTAAGTTTAAGCAACGTATGGAAGAAAAAGTCAAGATTGATAGAAATCATGATGTACCATACGTTGCTGGATATTCAAAAGATGGTAAGACAATATATATCGACCGTCATCTATTAAAGATGAAAAATGAACACGATATTGAGCCATATCTTATTGTTCATGAAAAAACAGAAAAAACATTGATAGATATATTTAAACTAGACTATCAGCATGCGCATTATATTGCCATGGAACAAGAAAAAGAGGCTGTTAATACAGGTGGCCTAGAGTGGAGTGCGTACGAGAAGCACTATAACAAATTCATTAAAGGTTGTGCTCATGAAAAACTACAAAAGGTGCCAGCCGACTTAGACATGACACCCTATAAAGACGAGAAAGACTTTCATCTTCTCAGAGATATGGAAAAACAAGAAGTTAAGTAGTAAATATCTCTATTACCTTTGCAACATAATCAGATCTATTTTTAACAAATAGCTGTGGTTCTTCGTGATCTACAGCTATCATTATTGCTATCTGTGGAATAGCAATCTTATAAATCCATTCAAACATCATTGAATATACTGTAGTCTGCAGAAAATAGGATTCAATCCACTCTTCTTTCTTCAGCTTTCTAGAAGTTTTAAAATCAATTACAGAAGGTACTCCATCGAACTCTGCGATTAAGTCGCATCTTCCAGCAGTCTTAAGTACAACGGAGTATAGAGGTAGTTCTATACCTAAGATATTATCTACGTGCTTATCGAGAAGAGGCTGTAAAGAATTAAAAGAATCAATGCCAGAAGGCATAGAATCTCTAAGGTGGTTCTCTTCGTTTCGAACGTATCGTTCTGCAAGAGTATGGACTGCTGTTCCTCTTCTCGCAGCTTGAGTAGATATTTTATTAGCTTCTTCGTGTCCAACTTTATTTCTCCACTCAATAAGAGCAGTTTTATCTAATTTGTCAGACAGAACAGTTGTTACCGAACGGAATTTACTTCCATCCGGTAACACATAATATCTTTTGCCATCAATATTTTCTGTTGTAATATCGATTTCAGGAACTAAGTTATGCTTGAATATCTTTCTGGAAACCATCAATCACCGTATACTTCGCATCCATCCGAGCAGTAGTAATAAAGTTACCAGGTTTATTCGGATTAGGAGCGATCCACTGTAAAGCAACAGGACCAATTCCTTTTGCTAAGAAATAACGAGCACCAGTAGTTTTAGAACCCCAAGACTGCTGATAAACAATCGTCAGAACATCATTGTATTTATCCCCATTGGTAAGGGTCAATTCTTCCATCCAAGATTCCCATATAACAGTTTGAGTTCCCGTTTGGAACGCTGGAGGATTACAAGATAGTGGGTCCATTTTAGGTCTATTTTGATAGAAACTACCTATGTTTGCCCATTCTCCCCAACCAATACCAGGATTCATTACTACTTTCTTACGAGCACCAAATAGACCACCTTTTGGGTAGTCGTCTCTCCATTCCATAATACCTTGGCCAGGAGTATATCTCATATACCATGTATCCTGCCACTGCATAGCAGCATTATACTCAACATAAAGCATATCCTTCTTATCATCAGAGAGAAGAAAATATGCTACTATATCTGGCATTGAACCATCTACCGCTCTATATGTGAAAGTGTTAATCTTTCCATAAGAAGGAGATGGCCAGTAAGAAGGAACAAAATAGGTATTTGCCATTTAGTATCCTAAGTTTTCTACAGTTATAATAAACTCTTTAACAATATCAGATCTGACAATATCATCATGAGTAAATTCAACCATGGCAAATGATTTCATTCTTTTAATAACTTCAATGAATTTAAGAATATCTTCTTTTCTATTGTCTTCTCTATAAGTATTTCTAATATCACTCTGACGATAATCACCACAGAATATAATTCTGCAGTTTTTACCAATACGAGTTGCAGTGGCGTATGCCTCATTCCAAATTAAATTCTGTGTTTCGTCTACGATAACAATACAGTTCTCGAGAGTGATACCACGAATATAAGAAGTAGAAATAAACTCTACTATGTTCTTATTCTTCATGTATTCGTATGCATCTCCCCTTCCAAACAACTCAGTAAATATAGCTTGGTAAGGAGCTTCATATACTTTAGTTTTTTCTTTGAGGTTTCCTGGAAGAAACCCAACATTCTTTGAAGGTTCAGCAGATCTACAAATATATATTTTCTTGTATTCTTCAGAGCCATTCAGAACTTCTTTGAGAGCAAGATATGTAGATAAAAAAGTCTTACCAGATCCAGCAGATCCAAGGAGCATCAAATGAAGACCTTGATTGTATGCCTGAAATGTAAGTTTTTGGTTATTAGTTAATGGTTCAATATGTTTAAGTTTAAAATTTACCTTTTCTTGAAAGTTCTCTTTTTGTTGGTTTCCTTGTCGAAGAAGTCTTTTCTCTCTACGAGTTAATCTTCTTGTTCTTGATTCTTCGTCCATTATTCCTCTTAAAAAGTGTTGATAGTGCTCCTCTTGATACCTCTATTTGCATTCTTCTTCATTTGTTTAAGCAAGTCACGAAAACCTTCATCTGGTTTTGTCATACCCCTGCCAGAAGAAATCATTGGAGCACCATGTACTAGTTGAGTTACATTTGGATTTTCTTCCAAATACACATCAAGTGCGGAGATCGTCATGAACTCCTCATACTCTTCGCCAGTATCATTGTTTAAAAACTTATAAGTAGGCATCAATATTTCCAGTTATTATCTTCGATATCATAATCATAATCATCTTCTGCTTCGAGCAACTCATCGATGTTTTTGGTACGAAGAGCATGCTCAACTCTTTTTTCTTTTCTCTTTTTTAAGTATTCACTTGGAGCATGACGATATTCGTCTTCTTCGTGTGAATAATCATTTTTACGAAATTTCTTAATTGACATTTTGCTCATTCTACAATTAACCCCGGAAGTCCTTCTTTTACATGTTGAAGCGTAATACCATTAAATGGCATCTTCTTATCCTTAATGGCACAAAGAAGTTTAGCGTCATTAGGATCTACTCTTTCGAGTAACTCAATGAACATAACTTCCCTCTTAGATTGAGGAAGATTGTCATGAAACCCTTTGATAAAATAACGTAGCTTTTCACAGTCTTTGATAAGAACGTGCTGTTGGTCAACTAATTCGTTTGGTTTATAAGGAGGAGTTCCTGGAGGTAGAAGCCATTCAACTTTAGGATCAAACGCTCCTTGAAGGATAATACGTAAAGGTAGGCTATCATTATGTCTGATAGCGTTAATCTTATCTTGTGTCTTTTTTAACTTAGTTACTTTTTCTAAAAATTCATACAAACCGATTTGCATTTCATTCTCCTTAAAATTCACTGATATATTCAGCTAAGTTTTTCAATTTATTTGCTATAAAATAATTCATTAATTTACTACGGTCACGCCCAGTTTGTTCATTATACTGGGTTAATACTTTCTCTTTAATTTCATTTGGAGTATATTGAAGATCTATAAGCTGTCTATTACGGCAGAAATTACGATAAGTCTTTTCATCATAATCTTTTCCTGGAATACTGTTCAATAATTGTTCCATTCTTTTAGCAGTAAGTGGCTTCTGTCTAGTTCCAACAACAAAGCAATTATCGTCAGATAGAACATTTGGAACTCCATCGCTAGTATCGCCCTTCATAATGTGCTCGAGTAAGAAACGGTCTGGGTTGTCATGTTTGATCCACTTCTTTCGAGTAGGATCATATTGACTAACATTAGCGTGCTTATGCAACTGAATAAAATCTTTGTCCCCTGAGAGAATTAGAATCTTCATGCCAGTATTTAGTTCTTGGCCGAATTCAGACACTAAGCTGGCAATAATATCATCTGCCTCGGCTGATTCAACATCAATGACCCTGTATGGGAAAAACTCCTTGAGTTCGGCACGAATTTTGTTCATGCACTCAAAGATTTCTTTCCAGTTGAGTTCTGACTCTGCAATGGCTTTTTTACGATTTGCTTTATAATATGGAAATAACTGTTTGCGCCAGTAATTGGTGTTGTCGCATGCAATGACAATCTCACCATATTCTGAGCCAAACTTTTGTTTGTATGAACGAATGGCATTAAGCACCATATGCCTTACCATTCCTTCTTCTACTTGGGCATTTAGATGATTCCCAAGTTGCATCATCAAATTAGATAACATCACCTGATTCAAATCAACGATAATCACTTTATTCCTCGCTTACATCTTCCCTAAGATCAACGTGCACCTCGTCTGCTATTCTAAGGGCACCTTCTTCGTTTTCATCATCTTGGAATACTTCATCGCACAATCTCTGGAAAGGATGATATATTCCGTAATGTTTACATAGCATAGAACGTATAGATTCTACCAGAAAAGCTCCATCCATAACATCATCCTCTAAATCTTCTTCGTCAGGATAAAATCCTGCAATTTCTAATTGAGTAAAGATTAAAGGAATAAGATTAGTAATAGTTTCTTGAATGTGATATAGATTCATCTGTTCGACGTTATGGTTTATCTCGTCGATAGAAATCATCTTTTGTATGTTTTTATTTTCTCTGGGGAAAACAATTACGTTATTACTAGTCATAATTTTATTATACCCTACATTATGGGAATTGTCAATCTATTTATAATTTAAGAGAAGAACAAGGTTTATTGGCATACATCTTACGAATATTTTGCGCAAGAACATGCATAAGAATCTGGTGACAATCCTCCACGACTCCATAATTATCGCATTTGACATGTATAATTTGGTCAGCAAGATTTTCCTTTACAACAGCTCCACCACCGAAACCAACAAATGCGATAGTACCAAAGTTCTCTTCTTTTGCTTGCTTCAGACCTTTAATTATATTAGGAGAATTGCCTGAAGATGATATAGCAAGAACGACAGCATAATCGTCTTGTGCATATTTAATTTGTTTTGAGAAAACTTCATCATAACTAAAGTCATTGGCAATCGCAGTCATAAGTGACATATTACAACCAAGATTTCTTGTGTTAGGTGTGAAGTCTGTATCTTCGCCAACACCTTTAGTGTGATCGCAAGACCAATGGTCAGCGATAGCAGCAGAACCACCATTACCGATAGTAAGTATTGGGTGTCTGTGAATTGCGCAGTAAGTTAATACGTTCATAACCTTTGTCAATTCAACTTCGTCGACAGTATTCAAGGCATCATTAATCATCTGTTGATATTCTTTAAGCATCACACAAGCTCCAACGTAGATCCATTTTTCGCAAATCTAAATTTAAATCTCTGATAGTTTTTCATTGATTCCAGTACTCTGTTTTTACATTTATCTGGAACGTAGACCAACAGATAACCGCCGCCGCCTGCTCCTAATATCTTACCACCCAGAGCGCCACCCTTCATGGCTCTGTCATACATCTCATCGATTACAGGATTTGTAACATTATCAGAAAGTTGTTTCTTTATCTGCCAACTTTGATCAAGAAGATTACCAAAATCGTCAATTCTCTTCTTCTGTAGGAGTTTAAGAGAAGTCCTTGCTAGCTCTACCATAGCTTTAGTCTGCTCTACATTTACATTATTTTTTAGATTTTCTACCTGTTTTGATAATACTGAAGATGCTTGTCTGTTAATTCCAGTATTAAATGCTAGTAGATTATTATCTAATTCATACATGGCGCTGGCATCAATGTCAACTGGTTTTACTCTTGTCTCATTACCATGAAAGTATATAGTGTTAAATCCACCATAAGCTGCAGCGTATTGATCTTGCTTTCCGATTGGTTCTGAACAACGAATAATCTCAATATAAGAAGCAAGTTCTGCTAATTCTTTATGATCTATATTCTTATTATGAACTATTCTATAGATAGCGTTGATTAAACCTACCGTAAATGTAGATGATGAACCCAATCCAGTTCCCTTAACAGGAACATCAGAAAAGGATGCAATCTCAATATTTGATGGAAATTCGAAGTGTTTCAGAGTCTCTCTGACTCTATCGTGTTTAACGTCATCGAGATTATCTGTCTGTTCTAATACAGAATAGATTACTCTAATATGATTGGCAACACAGCGATTAACAGCCAAATAGATATAACTATTAATTGCTGTAGATACTACCATTCCTTCGTTCTCTTCGTAGAACTGAGGAATGTCAGAACCTCCTCCAAAGAAGGAGATCCTGAGTGGTGTTTTTGTTACTATCATGTTCTATACGTAAACATCTCTGTTGGCATTTTTCTAGATTCAACAGTAGGATATTGTTCTTTCAACTCTACCATTAAAGACTCCCACTGTGAGCTAATCCTATCAAGATTGAATCTAGTATCAGCATATGCTTTGGCAAACTTCAAATAATTCTGAATATCCGGATTATTTACTTCTTGAATTGCTTTATCAAGATATTTGTAAAACACTTCAGCATGTTTAGCATTATCTTGATCCCACTGATACATGAAAGTCATTCCACCAGCTGTATCTGGAAGAGCAGCAAGATTAGGATTTACGCAAAGTAATCCAGCTGACATTGATTCCATCAAAACACGACATGATGTTTCTTGCCAGATACATGGGTAAGCAAGAATATGAGAGGCCAATAAATGTTCTCTAAGTTTTTCTTGAGGAGAAAACCCATGATAAGTCATGTTTGGATGATTGGTAATCTGCTCGTAAAGAGGCTCAAAGTGCTTATCGGCGTCAGACCAACCATAAATCTTGAATGAAGAAAATACATGTAGATGAATATTATTGTATTTCTTGCTAAGAGCATCAACAACTGGATATAGTAATTCCAATCCACGGTGTGGAGTAGAAAAATAGATAAGATTTACTTTATCTTTTGCTTTTTCTACTTTCTCAAATGGTTCGATTGGAGTTTCAATAACTTGAAGTTTAGAGTTAAATGGAATACCTAATCGTAAACACCAATCCTGAAGTTGCCAATTAGAAGAGAAAACCATCTTATGAAAACGGTTTCTGCTGTGCTCTTCTTTAAAATGAGCACACTCTGGATCTTGTGCTAGATCATGCGCCCAGTAAACACGGATCTTGTCTTCTTGGAGATCACGAATACGAGAAGGAATGATTTGAAAATCTTCTGCCAATTCAGGAGAGACTTTCTTACCAATACTTCTCTTTGTTATTTCAGTACCACCCTGCGACTTAGCAGAGATTTCATTTTCCTCAACGAACGCCATTCTTCAACTCCATTTCGATTATATTAACTGCTTCAACCAAATCATTTGCATTATAATCTGGTACTATATGTTTATATTCTTCTGGTGGTTCATATTTGTAACTATCACTATTTACTAATATAGTTTTGATAGAACATTTATTGGCAGGAACAATATCTTTCCATCTATCTCCAATCAAATAACTACTATCAGCGTCAACATCATATATATTCATTAATGTTTGGAACATTCCAGGGTTTGGTTTATATTGGTTAGATTTTTTATTCAAAGCAAACATAACATGATCAATACCAATGTTTTCTTGAAGATGAATGCATATTTCCCAAAGATCTCCCATTATCATATCGCCATCATTGATACCAGGTTGATTGGTAACAACTAAAGCTCTAAATCCCATATCTTTAATACGTTTAATACAATCTTTTACGTAAGGGAAAACTTCATATTCAGACAAACGCCAAGGAGAAGTTAATCTGCCATCTTCACGTTGAATCAGAGGATTTAATACTCCATCTCTGTCTAAGAAGACTGCTTTTTGCATCTTTCTCTCAATTCTGATGATGAAAAATTATGGTATCTTTCAAGAAATACTATTTGTATGTCTCTTACTCTACAGATATTAAGTCCAGTTATTTCTTTATTTTTATCAGAATAATCAGCACCTATGAACCTTTTTTGCACACATAGTGTAGATAACATATTTACTAAATCTTGTTCAGTATCATATGGAATAATATTATCTACATGTCTAATAGCAGAAAGTTGAACATATCTCTCAAACGTAGACTGTACTGGCTTATTCTTTGAGTAAGGTCTGTCTATTGTTGGATCGGTATGCAGCCCTACAATAAGCCAGTCACAGTTTTGTTTTGCTTCAGCGAGCATCGAAATATGACCAGCATGTAACAGGTCAAATGCTCCAAATGTAATTCCAACTATCATCAGTAAGTATCTACTACCTGAACATACTCTACTGCACTGATATGAAAAGATCTCCAGCCATTATTCTGAACATCCCAAACTGCAAGAACATCTGGATTGCTGTTATGGAACTCTTTTACTTTTGGTGATTCTGAAATGCTATAAGATTCCGGAAGAACATCGGGTCGAAGAGAACAACGCATAGTACGCTTTTCTCCATTAACTTTCGTAAAGAAAACTTCACATACACTCTCTTTAAGATCGTTCAGTAAAACATCACGTTCGTAAGCCATTTTATGCTCCAAAATAATCTTCGACTAGAAGTTTGCGATTATCCATTCTCTCTTCAGTAATATACTTGAAAAGATGATCATAACCACCAATATTCATACCATCAATCACAATAACAGGAAATGTCTTTGCTTCTGGAAACTTTGATAAGAGAATCTCTCTTGTGAAGTCTTCGTTCAACTTATATTCAAAGAATTCTTTACCATGCGTGTTTAATAGTTGTTTTGCCTTTACGCAGTTAGGACAACCATCCTTTGAATAGATCTCAATTCCCATTGAAGTATTCCTCCCAATATTTTCTAATTGATGTGATTAAATTGGGATCATATCCCTTCGAAGCCATATCATTCTCTACCATAACCTCAAGATCACTCTTAAACATTATTACCTCCATTTATATGCATATATATTATACAATATATACAGATTATTGTCAAGCTAAAAAGTATTTTGCCATCCCGACAACATAAATTATCGTAACAACAATCTGTATTATGATGAGAGACCATTTTTTCCAACACAATCCCAACACCAACCAAAGAGAATTACCAACAAGGCTGATATAGATGTTCATTGGATAAACATTAAAAGAAGTCAAAGCCACTCCTACAATCAAAACAATTGTGGCCACAACTTCTAACGCTGTCTCTTTATCTTTGCTTAACATAAGAAGCCTTGATCTTTTGCTTTTCTAAAATCTCAAAACCATTCTTAAACAGATAATCTCTTTCAATCATATCATGATCGTACATCCATATGTCATCAAAAACATACGCTCCACCGACAGGAGTCTTTGGTAAGAAGTACTCAAGTTCGTCGATCACTGCTTGATTCGTATGTGGACCATCATAGAATACAAATGCAAACTTATCTTCGATCTTCTTAACTTCGTCATAAACAGGAACGCCGTCTGGATATCTCTTGAAGAACTCTGTATCTTCCAGACAGAAGAACGTAAAGTTTAGACCTTTGGAATAAGCATAATAATATAGAGAAGGAATAACTCTATTTCTCATCGTGTTTGTGTAGTCAAACTTCGTTGGGAAAGAGACGTCCTTAGACATCGGATCACCCTCTACCTGATGCTTTCCAGGATAGTGAACAGAAGCATTGATGTTTGTGATTTCTAAGTCAATGTTACCATATGGATCTACACAGAACATAGAACGATTGGTATCACCATTGTGTTCTAACATATCAATTATAATCTTTGCAGATCCACCACGTCGAGAACCAATTTCAAGAACAGCACCCTCTACATCTTTAATCTTTAGTACTGCATTTCCCAAAATCTCATACTCCGAACTATCTGTATTAAAGACTTCATCCGGATTTAATCTAATCATAGTCATTTTATATCTCCTCAGTAAAAATCAACGATCTCGTCAGCTATTCCAAATTTAATTGCTTCTTTTGGTGTTAACCAGACATCTTCTGCTGGTAATAGATATTTCTTTATGTTTGCTTCTGTTTGACCAGTACAACGCTTATAGTGTTCAATTATTCTTTGACTTGTGTTATTAAATTCTTTTACTTGGGCCATCAACTCATGCTCTTTGCCAATTGAACCCCAAGAGAATTGATGAGAAAGAATTGCTGTGTTTCTTGTTATATATCTATGCCCCTTCGCTCCGGCAATAAATGTAAGCAATCCACAAGAAGCAATCTCACCCAATCCATACGTATATATAGGTATCTTTGAACCCTTCATTGTATCAATTAAAGCGAAAGCAGAAGGAACTTCTCCACCTGGAGAATTTATTATCATCTTAATCTGCTTTGGACGATTCTTTGGTATTAAGTTTCTGGCGATGATAAAAGAAATAGCATCGCCGCTAGAACTAGCATTAAAATCACTATTAAACATCAGGTAGTGATGATCTTCTAATGAAGGAATGTTTGTTTCTTTTTCTTTATCTAGACTCAATTTCTTTCTCCCTTAGCAAGATCTATTATAGAGATCTCTTCTTGATCAAAAATTCTATCATATGGATATTTTCCATTCCATTTACTACATCTTGGCTGAGAAGTACATTCTCTACAGAATGGGACATTTACAGCTTTTCCTTGTTTCTTCACAACTTGACCATCAAATGAATAACCATTTTTATTAAAAGGAAAAGAAGAACTAAAACCTAAACTTCTGAAAATATTAAAAGAAGAAATAGCATCTTTCATTTGATCTATAATATGTTTTGATATTTCAGGGTAAACGTTCTTGTGCCAGAAAGTTTTAATAGAAGGTATTCTTTCGTGATCTCCTGTGGTTATGAAATCATCACATTTGTCTGAATTTAACCACCAAGAAAAAGGTTCTCCTTTATTTTGAATCGCTCCAACTGGGCACGCTTTAGCACAATCATCACACCCAATACATCTATTCCATATCTTATAATTTATTCTTTTGTTTGTAGGAAGATCTACAATTTCATCATCAAACTTAACAGCAGCTATGTGACAATCAAATCCAAACTTATAACTATAAATTAAAGAATTCTTAGCTCTTACTCCTAGACCTGATATTATTGCTGCTTCTTTGAAATTAACATATATAGGTTTCCAATTTTTAACATTATTTTTTCTAAGAATATCTACTACTTGTTCGTAGTGCGTATAATCCCAAGTATGACCATCTCTTATGAACACTAAAGCATTAGATAGGTATAATAAATGTAATTTGTTAGTATAATTATCACCAAAGGGGTGAGAAATTTCTTTTATGGGAGAATGAGAAACTCTTTGTAAATTTTCTTTACTGAGATATCCAATATCCCACACTGTTTCGTCAAATAAACTTTTAATATATTCAAAAGATATTTTCTCCATATTTTTCTCATCATATAAAAGGGAGGCACGGACATTGCCTCCCAAATTATTATTTCTGGATATGAATATGGTCGTAATGACCAGGCACTCTCCAGAGAACTGTATAACCAGCAGCTCTTGCTTCAGTTGCCAGTTGATCAAATCTATGTGCGTATTGTGAATGGGCTTCCACAACTCCACGACCAACATTTATATCAATCGCATTACCAGAGTAATGTGCTGAATGATGGGCGTGAACATGATGAACACCACCAAATGATGGATGTTCAGATACACGGAAACCTCTACGCTGCAGATCGTATCCGTATGCTACAAGCGAACCTGAAGCATGACCGAATCCATACTGCTCTTCTTCGTGTTGATAGTAATCACGTGCTTGCTTTTTTGACTTGAAAGTCACACGTGGACTGACATGCCAAGTTTCTCCTGTGGAAGTAGTACCACCAAAAAGTTCAGAGAATGGATTAGCATAGTCTTCTTCTAAGTTTGTTGAATACTGAGTATTCTTGCTGTGACGAACTCTTGCTTCTGCAGATTCGCTCATCGCAAACACTACAGCAGCTGCCGTTGCAGCTAGGATAATCTTCTTCATATAGTTACCTTTCTTTTATGCGTAACCGACTAAGTCACTGCACTTGCATATGTAATCGTGCTGTTCCATGAGATTTGAAGCCAAGGGCATGAGCTACGTTTTGATTTACGTCGAGTGTTCTACCTCTGACGAATGGCCCTCTATCGGTTACGACGGCTGTTACTGATCTTCCATTTGAAGGGTTAGTAATTAATACCCTAGTGCCAAATGGAAGTGTTCTATGAGCTACACCATAGGTGGCTCTCATACCCGAAGCTGTCCGTCCACTTCGGTCATTATACCACGAGGCGTTATGATGCCCAGTGGAATAGGTATTTATATGTTTTGTGTGTTTACTTGATGCATAAGCTACATCCAAGGTGCCAAAAAACAATGATAAAACAAATATCAAATATTTCATAATAACTCCAATCTAATTACTTCTTTTTACGACCCTTCATACGACGAGCTTTACGTTTGTTAGATCCAATTTTACGACGACCTTTACGTGGTCTATTTTTGTGTGGATGAGGCATACTTCACTTTCCTTTCTCTATATAAAATTAAAATTAATAGCAAATCTAGCATAAACATTAGTAGGAGCACTGCTAGAATGATAGTATAACCCATCAAAACACAACAATCTGTTTTCTTTTGGAGTTATTCTTTGCTTTATTGTTACTTTACCATTTAAATTTTCTTTCAAATAACGATAAGAAGATTCTCCTTTTATTGGATCATATTTCTCATTATACAAAAATGTATCTCCATCAGTTGTGTTAAGATACATTAAACCTACTTTGTGTGAAATGTGCATATCTACATGAGGATCGTGTATAAAATTTATTGGACATAAAGGTATAAGACCTAATCTTATTCTTATCATTCTTTTTATTTCTACGTTTACATTAGATAAAGCTGTTGTTATACAACTTTCTACGAACGGAGAAAGACTTGAATTTGGTTGTCCATTTGTATAGACTAGATGAGAAAAGCTAAGATCATATTTACTTATCTCAGAAGATTCATCTCTGTAAGCTGCTCCTCTCAATGGATACCAAGGAACTACACAATCATTGTGGTAAACTATACCTTGTTGTAATTTTTTAAAGGTTTCTTCTGGTAAAACGTCATCCTTGACTATAACCATATTATAAACCTTTTTTCAAAAATGTCAAATGCTTTTTATGAACACGAGCCATAATGTGAGAATTATACCAGTCTTGCGATTCTAATACGCTATGTTGAAATTGTAATTTGGCCTCGAAATAAGTCATTTCTCCTTTAGATATACAAAGTCTAAGGATTTCTCTTTTGAAATTTTCGGGGCCAAGTGTTTTCACATCTCTGTTCAATTCATCATTGGAACCATAATATGTTTTCCAATCAGAATCTACTTTATATCTTTTCTTTTTACCTTTTATCTGTTTTGATTTAGTAAAATGAAAAAGTTTCTTTCCGATATATCTTTTATTAGATTTTAGATTAGTAATGATATAAACAAACCCTACATAATTACCTGAATCTTCTAACAAACTACCATTATATAACCACATTCCCAAAGTCTCCTTTGGGGGTATTTATTCCTCTTCAAACAAATCTCCCATGTCTTCTTCTTCATAATAACCAATCAAGTCGCATATCTCTTTCAAAAGATCTAAACAATTATTACTAATATGCTCGTCGTTTAAAATATCTTCTTCGCTAGTAATTTTATATTCTCTGATAAAATCCTTGCACAGATCAAATAGTTCTGCGTCTACTTTCATTTGTTCTTCTCCTTGTTGAGATATTCGGAGCACTGTTCTTCCATATCATCATATTTCTCACAATAAGTCTTAATCCAATCTGTTTTGATCGCTTCTTGTGCTTCCTGTACTGTTAAAATACCGTCACATATTTCACGGTGTAATCTGTTCTCTAGTTTATCTTTCACATGAGCATTCCATGGTTTTGTTGTGTAAGATTGTGGCCAGAGATTTTTAATATCATTAGATCCACCAAGTTCAAGAGAAATAAGATGATCGATCTCAAACTTATCTTTAGTACGATCTAAATGATAAAGATCAAACGCCTGTTGTTTTACTCTATTGGGAACATTTCTTACAGAACCAGAATAGCCAGAAAGGCAAATATTTTCTCTTGTTCCTCTTGGATCTGCAACTCCAGGAGTCATAACAGGATTAGGTAGAATAGGTTCTACTACTATTGGATCTGCCAACGCAGAGGTAGTTAAAAGTAAAATTGTTAATATTGTTTTTTTCATTTTTTTTTTCTCTTTAATTATAGACCAAAAACATCATTGTATTCGTTTTGAATGTTAATAAACTTTTCATACAAATCGTTACCCAAAACTTTATACGAAGAATAATTATTTCTTCCAAATTTGTTTCTAATCTTATGTAAACCCATTGGCCCCCAAGGAACTATATTCTTATTTTGAAATTGACCTTCTATATTATCTAAATCATAATCAAATTTAGGCAATTCTAGAAAATCTTGTATTCTATTTAAGTGTTCTCTTGGAGAATCCATTAGTGAATCATGATGTATTATTAAAGTTTTATCTTTAGCATCTTTGATTAAATTTCTTACTTTGATGACACAATCTTCAACAAATTCTTTCCAAAGATCCATCACCAAATGATCTACTGATTCTGGCGGAACTTCTTTAGAATATATAAGTTTCCAACTAGCCATTATACTCGGTAAATCTCTAATAGTACAAATAATCTTAAAATTATTATTAAACAATTCTGAAGCAAAATGTATATTATCCCCCCACTCTCTGTTTCTATCAATTATTATTGATTGTTTTTTGTGTTTCCACATAGAATTAAGAAGAGCTTCTGTTATATTTTCTATCTGTTCAGGGATAGGATTAGCAACCATCGTAGGAGTTTTGAACCATTCTTCCCTTGATGCTTTTATTACCTCAAACATAGCAGTATCAGAAGCAACATATACTTCTGGATTTTGATTTATTAAACTTGATAAAACTGTACTGCCAGTTCTTGGTAACCCAACAAATAGATGATAAGTTTTATTCATGTGCTTTTTTCATTTGCCTATAAACATCTTTACCATAAGCATTTTCATATACTTTTTCAATATCATCTGTATCATTAGGATCTTTGGTAGGGATCTCTGTTGTTTTACTAAAACAGTAAATGTGCCTAGCAGCTTCGAAACCAGCTTCGTATCCGGCTCTATAACCATTCTGCCATTCTTCGCTCATTTCTTTCCCCATTTGGATTTTGGACAATCTGCTTTAGAAAACCAAGTCTTTAAAGGCATAAAACACTTACAAACATTACATAATTTCAAACTAGTGATTTCTTCGCAGGAATCACAAATTTCTTTTCTTGTTTTTCTTGTTTCCGGATCAACAATAACATGCGCAGCATAATTTTGTTGATCCTTCGTTTCCCATGGGTCTTCTGTCATATCTCACAGTTACCTGCTGAACATGCTAGTGTTTGTGCCCCTTCTACTTGATCTGATAACTCCACAAGAGCATCCCAATCAACTTCTGTGGGGATATTTATAATTGCTGCTTCATATTCTTCTTTAGCGATAGTCTCGTATGGAGCTTGACGGTATGTTCCACCATCATAAGGTAGGAATGAAACACCAGACATTTCATTAAAATGATCGTATACCCATGCGCCGACTCTTGGCCACTCTTCCTCTTTCACGTTGATAGTCACAGATGGTTTGTGCTCGCACCAGTGACGCTGGTACTTCAACCAGAGCTCTAGGTGCTTAATGGCGTCTACCTCTTCGCGAACTACTGAACCTTCTGGTAGTTTCATTGGAAATGAAAAGACAGTAGTAGAGTGAGGCTTAGTAACATCAGGCTCATGAGGAACGCCAGCATCGATAAGATGTTTAGTAAGGGGATCTTTGTTGTCAGACCGTACGCGACGAATATAATAGCTATCGTGACCTGGATGAATACCGGAAGGACTAAGAACAAGTTGACTAACAGTTCCGGATGGTTTAACACAGGTGATAGCAGCTGACTGATTGATTCCAAGTCTCTCACTCCATTCTTTATTAGTATCTATAGCTACCTGTCTTAGTCTCTCTAGACGTTCTGGTAGTTCAGGATCTTCTGGGTTGTTCATCAATGGGCAATCATAGATGCCGGTGAATGAGACGCCGAGTAGTCTCTCTTCTTCTGTATTCTTCTGCCATATCTTGCGTAGATATGGAAAGTTTGTCATTGTCGATTGAAACGTTCCCAATATTGACGCGACTCTAATCTTTCTTGTAAGAGTTTCTTCAGTATCATCAGCTCTGATAACGACTTCCGTGAGATTGCAGAATTGATAAGGTCTGAGGATAATCTCTGAACAGGGGTTAGTTCCGAATTCAAACGATGGATCTCTGCGACCGTTCTTTTTAGCGACACGTTGCGATGCAGCACGGCTAAATATTCCTCTTTCTCCTGACTTGGACTCGTAGATTGATAGCCACTCTTGCATGAACTGTCCGACTTCAGGCTTCTCTGTATATACTGCTGAATTGTTTGAAAGAGCTCTTTGAACATTTGCTTCCCACCACTGTCCTGCTTTGGCATGGCGCATACGATCATCAGAAAGATTTGATAAAGAAATCATTGCTGATCGGCGAACGCCACCAACCACAACAACTTCGCCAATCTTACACATAATATCGTGACATTCTAGTGATGTCAACTTACGTCCATGCGCATGTTTAAAAATGCGAACGATAAATTTAAATAATTCGTTCAATGGTTCTGGACCAGAAGAACGACCACCAAATGTTTTTAATGGTGCACCTGCTGGCCTTAAACCGCTAATATCCCATTTTGGAATTTCGCCAGTATAAAGAAGAGCAATAAGCATACGGAGAGCTTTTGCCCAACCTTCTTTAGAATCACGAACTGTGATTAGAGTATCACAGTCGTATAGCTGCTCTGGTATTTCAGGTAATTTATTTACATATTGACGCTCAACTGAGAAGCCAACACCTGTGCCATTCATAAGAATACACATTGCTTCATCAAATGCTTTAGGATCGTCAATTGGAAGATATGAACAATTATATCCAGCAACATTATCACGATCAAGAGCTTTACCAGCAGTCATTAAAGCTCTCATAGAAGGCATTACTTCAAGATTATAAATTGCTTCAAAAACTTCTCTTTTTAAAACTGCATCATCAATATCAATTTTGTTGAACATATAATCAACATATCTTTGAACTGTTTCGTTCCAATGTTCTCTTCTTTTTAGATCTGGCAAGTAACGTGCATATCGGCTTTTGTGTATCCACTGCTGGTAAACGTTCATCTCTGGCATTCTTACTTTTCCTTCTTATTCCATGGCGTAAACAATCTTCCCTTAGTATAACCTTCGGGCATCTCTTTATCTTTCTTTAATCTTTTATTCTTAACTCCATCATTTATCCATATAGTATCTTTACATATATCGGCTGTTTCTGAAGTAAATGGAGTAATATAAGAGCTAACTTTAGCTGCATTCTCTTGAGAAAGTTTCCAAGTTCTACCAATCAAACAGGAATCGTCTCTATCTTTTCTTGCTTTTAACATTTTATCTCTATTATTATCCCATTTATTCATAACAATTCTTTCAATGATGGAAACTCTTTAATAACTTCATTCCAAGCACTAGTAGCAACTTCTCTATGTTCCTTCTGAGTGCCTTCTGCCATTCTAATCTGACAATAATGAATCCATGAACGAAGAGTGCCATTCATATACATTCTGGAAACTGTCAAACCTTCTGGTAATACCGCTCTTGCTTGTTCTTTTGCAATACCATTTGCTATTGCCCACTTATAGCCAAGAATACATTCGTGAATCAACTGCTCTTGTTTTACTTTCCAGTCTCTATGTAACTCTTTATCTCCAGTTTCAATAGAATTTTGTCTATTCTTTGTATCTTGCAAACGTGCTTCTCTAATACCAAAACCTAAGTCTTCCGTTGGATCGGCATAACGCTGACTGAATTCTTGAAATGAAAATGACCTGTGACGTAATATTTGACGAGCAATATCACGTGTGGTATTTATTTCCATCACAATATTGACCATTTCAAATGGAGACCAGTGTTTATTTCTTGCTAGATAATATAATAATTTATCTGCTGTTAGATGATTACTTTGGTTTGATGGATTAGAAACTCTTGCCACATACGCAACAAATTCATCTACTGAAATTTTATTTGATTTAACAGACCAAGGATTCCATACAGGCAAACTACCTTCTTTTTCAATTCTTGGCTGTGTTACAGCTATAATCTTTGCTTCATTCATACTTTACTCCACTTCTGTAACGCTAACTTTGCTGATAAGTCTTTGTACGTATTATTCTTAATTATATGTTCTATAAAGTCTGAACTCAAACCTGCAAGGACAGCGTCATTAATATCTTTATGCTCAAAATTCTCCGGCCAAATACAAACACTGTATCCGTTCATAATTGCCTTGTCTAGTTTTTTGATTGTTTCTTTTGATCTTGGTTCATTGTCATAAACAATTACAAGATTGCTCTTTTCGAAAGTTCCAACAGCACTAACCAAATCCCCTCCAGCTGTAGCAATGCTGTTATTAATAAACATGCTATCAATCGGACCTTCGAGGACAAATATAGTTCTGTCAGTACGGACAGTGTCCAAACCGAAAAGTTTAGGTACGCTGTCATTAAGTACGATTGTAATGTATTTAACTGAACTTGATCGTCGTAACGAGCGTCCCTGAAAAGCATGAACGGACTTATCAGCACCCAAAAAAGGGATAAGCAACCTTCCCTCATCATGAGCCATAGACTCAGCTGAAAACTTGTCGGGTACCAGATTATTAACAAAATGCATAAAATTAGGACATGAGAATAACTTGGAATGGTAAACATTAGGTATCTTCCTGGCTACAACAAACTTCTTGATCGGATGATCCGGAGAAAGCTGACTCACCTTCTTAAGACCTTTTAGTGGCCCAGAAGACACAAATGCTGGTTTCTTCAGTTTTTCTACGAAACTCTCATATTCTAATTCTTCTTTAGACTTGTTACCTGATATTCTTTCCAAACGAAAATCATCATATAAAGTTTGATCAATACTTTTTATAAAATTTGGTATACTCAAAGTCGCTGAACAATTGTGACAATGAAATATAGATTTACCACTCTTCTCGAATATAAACCCTCTTGCTCTACTCTGATTCTTCTTAGAATCTCCACAAATAGGACAAGAGAAATTATATAAATTCCCTGACTTCCTTTTAAAATTCCTCAGTCTATTGCTCAATAAACCAATGTATTTGTGTTCTAACCAATCCATATTCAATCCTAGATTTTACATACTAATCTGTATTATACTAGGTTTAAATGCATAAAGCAAGAAAAATTAATGTAGATTGAGGATCCTTAGAATACTTGGGCCATAAGCAAGAACAAAAGCAATAACAGCGAGTCCTCCACCATATTTCCACATAATCTTTTCCATATCATTAATTTTGGCGCTTAGTTTTTCTGATTGTTGTATGTTTTGTTCTTTAAGAAACTCCAATTTATCATTAATTGCCTCAAAACGTGCTTCTAATTCTTCACGTCTTTTTTCTGCTGAAGTTTCTACGTTGTTAAGTTGTTTCTCTTGATGATTTAGTCTCTGATCGTGGACTGCAATCATTTTACTAAGATCTGAAGATATACTAGTTAGTCTGTCTACGACTTCTTCTAATCTATCTTGTCTTCTGGAAAAATTAGAATTACCTTCTGTCATGATTATTTTCTATCCTGTTTCTTTTCGTTACGGGAATCACGACCTAATATATCTCTTAAACTTTTAGGAACACCTTCTGGCAATTTATGGTTATATTTTGTAGAAGTTTTTCCGAATACATTATCCAAACCACCTGATAATATTTTTCTTTTTAGTGGTTTTGCTTTAAATTTTAACATAGGATCAAAATTTGAAATACCAGGGCCAGTGTGATTTACAGCAAGAGCAGAAGTTGTCATTCCACCTTCGCCATCTTCCATCATATTTGCTTTAATTGCTTTATCTTTGAAGATATTTGGGTATTTATTGTCAAATTTTCTCATAAGTCTACCGGCCATTTCGTTGGCATTATCCTCTTTCCAACTATCACCGCCGGATTTTTGTCTACAATGAATCAACTCATGAGCCAATGTTCTCATAATATCTAGTGGATGTCTATCAGTAACTCTTACATATATATCTTTTTTATTAGTATGCCCAAAAGCATGCATTTTGTTTTCTTTGTTACCAACGAAATGGATCTTTGGAAGAGTCTTGATCCCAAGCTCTTTTGCAGCAAATTGTATAAACAATTTTAAATGATCCATCATACTTTCCTTAGTTTTGATATAATCAAACTATCCATATCTATAGTGTTAGTATCTATTACTTCTTCATCTCCAACATTATATATTTTATCTGGTAATATTTCCAACAATATCAAAAATGGTTTAATGTATTTCATCTGTTGTTTCAATTTAAGATATAATATTTTACAAACTATATCCGGGCCAAAACAATTGTTGAGAATGATGATATGATTAAGAATCAAACGTTCTTTCAGATCATCATTCTCAACATAACGTGTTATTAACTTTTTAATATATTTAACTCTATTGAGATCTTCTACAAATTCTTCAGTCGTATAATACCTTTTACCATTATAGTGTTGGGCACAAAATACGAGATAATTTTCATTTGTCAGTTTTTCATAATTCATTTAATTACCAAGTAAGTAGCTGCGACCTCTTCCAAACATTATTGGCAACACAGACATAGAAATAATTACCATCAGCACAAATAGTTCCCTGAACACCATTCGAAGATGATGTTACAGGGACGCTATTCGAAATAACCAAATTAGCACTAAAAGATGCAAGGTTAATAGTCCTCACAGATGGAGTACCTAATACATTATATAATATCATAACCCGATCACTCGGGGCGATGTTCGCCGAAGTTGGTAACTCCGATACTTTTAGGCTATTGTCTGTCATTTATTATACGCCTGGGAACAATGGATTATCAGAAGTAGAATCTGTTACATTAACAGGTGTACCATAAGCAGCAGACTGAGCGCCAAGAGTTCCCATAGCAACAAGAGTCTCATGATGGACACGACCAG